CTCGATCTTATTACCATAAGCAATAAGAGTAACATTAGTACTAATTTCAATATCATCAGCACCAATAAGAATTAGCTTTTCATCATCATCAGAACTACAAGGCATATGAGAAATACAATTAAATACATCTATATGAATAGAAGCTCTATCATTCTCATATCTAGTGCATATAGGATCTAATATAGCTTTTACATCTTTATTTAAGACATGAGAGAGAACTCCAATACGATTGATATCATTCCAGCCCCATCCAAATTCAATCCTTAAAGGATTCTGAAATAATGTAGCAGCAATGAAATACTTACATGTAGGTTTACTAAGCTTATTAAATCTTTCTAATCTTTTCACTTTTTCTCCCAGATTAAATCACTAAATTTAAAAGATGATTTATCAACACTTCGAGAAGTAATAACTAATATTTTATCATTACCTACAGAACAACTATAAGAGAAAGTATTAATCAATTCATCATCTTCTAAAGCCACTAATTCTTTAATAGCTTTAGTAAAGTAAGAATGTTCAAAACAAAGATCATCATATAAAACTTTATCATTGATATAATTAAATAAATCTAAACGAAAGTTATGATCTATTAGAGCATATTTTTCAAATGAAGAAGAAACAAAACTTTCTGATATTGTCTTTCCATCTTCACTATACCAATTATTCAATGATATTAAAGTTAACACTAATTGAATTTTCATACTCACCCCTATATGAAAATGGACATTAAGAGAATTAAATAACTTTATAACGAGTCCAAATAGAATCAGAAACTACAATAATCGAATCATTAGCTTGCCATTCTACAGTTGAACATTCATCACTATTCAAGACAGTATAAGTATCAGGAATGAAATGTTGATTGCTACTATAAGAAGATTCAACAACTAACTTTAAACCTTCAGGAAATAAAGGCTGTGAGAAAAAGATAATATTACTAGGCATTCTGTTTTTCCTCTATTAATTAAACAAACTTATATCCAACTACACTATCAATACTAATACGAACACCTAAGTACTCATTATAGAAGTAATAGTTATTTCCATTCCCTTGTTCCCATTTAAGATCACAAGTAATAGTATCACCAGATTTTAATTGAACAACAATAGTATTTAAACTATGTGTTTCCATATATGTATAAATCATATCACACATAGAAGGAATGAAAGGAGTATACTCATTAGATGATTGAATGAGATACTTTAATGTAGATTCATCAATAGATACATTACATGAAACATCATTGTCACTACATATAATTAACTTAAGCTTATCCATTGCTAATAAATTATGAATAGCTTGAAGATTAACAGCTACATCATGAGGAAGTATGTAAGCACAAACAGATTGTTGTACAGCATCATATTGATGAGAAAGAAGAGCTTTAATTAGATTCATTTTTAACAAACCTTCTTTTGAAAGAATGGATGAATATCAATAACAGTGATTAATTCATGTTTTCCACAAGTTAATTTTATATGTTTAATATACTGTTGTTCGTGATAAGCTTTAATATATGCTTGAACAATAAGAAGATCTAACATACGTTTCTGTAAATAATAAACAGTACTATAAGCTTCTAGAGTATTTAAGATGTCAGAAAAAGTAACATTCTGTAATTCAGTATTAAGTTTAATAGCAGCTTTTTTAAGAGTTTCATGAAAAGCTTCAAATGCTACATTAATCATATCTTCTGGATAACGTAACCAAATCATTAATTCATGAGATTGATTTTCTAATTGAACATAAGCATGAACACGATATCTCATAAGCATCAGTCTCTTTATTAGTACATACAATAATATATACATTAGCCATTAGGTTACCTTTATTAAATTGTATATATGATATGTACTACACCTTTAAGACACCTTTCTTATATATTGCAGTATATAAGACTCAACCAAGGTGAACACGATAGGACAAATATGCAAAACCTTCATGTTAATGTAATACATATCTATATAGAATCTAAGTTCTATATACTCCAATTTATTTAGAAGCTGGTAATAAAGCTGATTGTTCTATCTCTATACTAACTATAATTGTATCACCATCATTTAATGGTTTTTCTTCATTAATAGGTACTGAAATAGTTACAGGGAATTGTAAGACTTGCATATTAGCTTTTCCTTCTAATTATAAATCTATTTTTGTCATTTAAGTCAATTAGACATTACTCTTACATCATATTTCCCTATAGGGTAACAATAAGTAAGTTATTGATTTATAAAGATATGACCAAAATAAGCTATTCTGTCATTTTGGTCAATTGATTGTTTATAAGGTTAACTAATAATCTGTAATGAAGAAGCTAAAGCTATAGCAGCTTGAATGTCTTTTTCATCATGATTCATTTCTTTAATTAACTCAGACATTGTTGTTACAAACTTTTCAGCAGTATCAGCAGCTTTAGAAGAACTGAATTCAATACCATTAATATATACACTACGTTTTAATGTTAATCCAGATGTAGTGTTACTAGTAGTATTTAATTGAGGAGCGGAAGGAATGTCTCCTTTAAATTCCTTATCACATAAAGTAGAACAAGCTGTTAAAGGAATACGACACTTCTCTCCAGTATCTAAAGTAATGACATAACTATCATTAACTTTTTCATATGAATCAAATACTGTTCCTGCATCAATTGTATAATTATTAAAAGTAGTAGTATGTACAATTGAAGTATAGTTAATCATTAAAGCAGTCTTATTAAGACTACGACTATTAGAATGATAAAAACGATTAGAATCTAATAGACGAGCAGCATGAATAGTTACTTTAATTCCTGTCTTTTGATGAATTACTTCTAATCCACCAGCACCTCGTTCTGAACCTGTATATTTAAATAAATCACCTACAGACAGATTAGGAATAGTATCATATATATCACTCATACGTTTAGGTAATGTGTTAAGTGTATATAAGTTACCTTGTTTAAATACTGAATCAGTAATCATTGTCATGATAGTGTTATCCTTTTAAATAAAATTATAGAGGGAAATAAATCATATATAGAGACATACTATACTCTGATATACACTTAGACATATATAAATATATGATGGGGTTTAAGTGAACATGTTAGGAAATGCAAGTAACCTTCATGTTAGAACATAGTATGCCTGTATATATAATCTATTAGAGATTGAGGGAAAGACAATTTAGTTTTCCCTCTTGATTATTTATTTTCGAAACTTATTTAATAACGATTTAAGTTTTTCAGGCATTCCAACAGACTTCGCATGTTCTTCTGATTGCCCTAAGATGCCTAAGTCCCAAGCCTCATCAGAAGTACACTTAGATAACATATATTTATATGCTTGTTCAGACATTACATAAACAGATTGATTATTACTAATTGGAACAGAAGCAATTCCTTTAGTCTCTTCAACATAAACTAAAGCTTGATGAGCATAATTAAACTTAACAGAATGATCAGCTAACGGCTTTTCTTCTTCACTTGTAACTGAAATTTTGATATCCATGATTGAAGTCTCAATATTAAGGGAATACAACAGGTCGCCAAACTACATCATTGAATTGAGTAATATCATCAATGAATTCAATTTGAACAGTTAACATAGTATTAGGTTCATCAAATGTAATAGAACCTCTAGTACTATTTAAGCAATCTTTTACTTGATCAATAAAGTAAATTTTATCTACGGTTCCTTTACCACTGCAAAAATGTTTATCTGCTAGTTCATACAGATTGTCTAAAAATGAATCTGTTACAGATTCTCTAGTAACTTTAGAAGAAGTAACAGGAATATAGGTTATATCACCTACTATTGCTGAAAGAGTGAATTGAATTAACACTAGATACTCCTTTGAGATAACTAACTGATTATTAAAGCTTACATTAAACGCTTTTAGACTGTATAGGTTAAGTCACTAAAGGATGGGATCTTAATGTAAGCTTTAATTAATAAGTCATCTTTGCCAATATTTAGGCAAGCTGATTATCAGAGTAAAATAAATAGTTAAACATTATATATTTACACATAACTCCAACTTCCTTCATATACGTTTCCAGAAGAAAGAGTTATGTGTAAATTACAATTAGAAGATGATTGCAGCTGCTATAAATAATACAGCAACTTCAACAAGAGTTAATTTTGAAAGCTTTTTACCTAAGCTATTAATAAACTTCATCATGATTTAAATCCTCACAATATATGTTAGAGTAGAAGAAAAGCTAGCATATTCCTTCCACCCAAGTTGAATTAAGCAGCTTGAGGTAAATACTGATCTTTTAAAGATACAGCTTTATCTTTCAATTCAATTGCTTTTTGTTTAATACGATCTTTAGTCCAAGATGGTGGGTTATCAATCCATACAACAGTACCATCAGCAAGTGTACGACGTTTACGTGTACCAATCAATGCAGCAGCTACAGCAAGAGATAAGGTCATCATAGCACCTGAGAATGCAGCTATCACTACACCTGATATAGTACCACTTAGTCCCATATACACCGTCATACCTAAGCCATAAATTACATCAATGTATACTTTATAGCCCAGAGTCACCTTAAGGGCGTGGTCACTAATAGAGTTTAAGATAAACAACACTTCAGCTGCTGATAAAGCACTGACAATTACTAGAGTCCATAAGCCCATAAGGTTTCTCCTAGTTACTCTTTAGTTTGAATGAACCATTTGTAAATGGCATATGATACACCTACGACAGCAAGGGCAATTAAACCCCATGTGAGGTAATTGACCATAGCTGCCGAAAGACCTAGAGACATAAGCCAAGGAACAGCATAACCAACAATTACACCATGATGAATTAATTCAAGAATGGCATAACCAGTAGCAGTAACAACAACAGTTGTCATTAATTCAGCAGTGTTCTTAGATACAACCACTTGAGCACCACCATTTTTAGTACGTTGAGCTTCCACAGCTTTAGGAGCTGTAGCAGTTTGAGTTGCAGTAGTCATAAGACTCTCCTTCATTTACAAGGTTACAAGAATGTACAGCATTATTGCTGTGGGGGTATAAAACAAGTTATTTAAAGCGAAGAGCTTCCCATTGAGAGTTCAGCTTTTCTGTAATCAAATCAGTGTATACAGCTTGGATCATTTTATGACGGATAACAGTATTAGCAACATCACAGTCTGCTAATGTTTCATGTACATTTCCTTCATAGTCTGCATATACACCTTTTGTTTGAGAATACAGTACCTCTTTAATATCTTTAAAATTGATATTAGGAAGAAGACGAGTTACTGATTCAGGAATACCATCAAAATCATGACGTAAAGGTGATTGATCGATAGCTTCTATTAATGTAGTACTTAAACCTTTAGATGATTCACTAGATTCTTTAACTAATTTAGTTGGAGCTTTTTCTTTAATTCGAACCAGAGAACAACAGATATTTAATGGAATACTAATTGTTTTTCCATCAATAGAAAATATAGCAACTTCATCATTAATTTTATCAGGCCCAATGAATGCTAATCCAACAGGAAGACCTAAGTTATTTTTAGCTACAATAGCAAAGCCATCAGCATTTTTAGCACGAACAGCTTTAGCTTCAAATCCTTTAACTTTAATTAAAGCTCTAGCAGGAATCCATTTCTTACGTCCATTAGTAACTATACTAGCAGATGTATTATGTAAGTCAGTAAGTAATACATTAGAACCAATCATATAACTTTCTGTTTTAGGAAACTTAGTTACATCTTGTACAATATATTTCTGTTGATTCTTAAGAATACTTTCTTCGTATTTGTAACCCATGATGGATATCCTTGTATAACAGTAGAGAATCTATTTCTCATTGGCAATAAAAAGGAGAAAGCTAAATTAATAACCTTCTCCTTACTTGGGGTACTTTTCTATAGACGTGCAAAACCCCTTATATCCATGATATCTAGTGGAAAAGCTAGATAAGATTTATTAGATCTATACACAACTCAAGAGAGTCACATACTCACAGCAGCCTAGTCATGCTGACATCACTATATGTATCACTACACTATAGCTTGTATACAAGGTTTATCCTCACACTTTATCCATTATCTTTCTTAGGACATTACATGTGAATCTCTTTTACCATAGAGATTATATCCTCCATCTACTACTTTTAGGCTAGATGGAAAGCATTCGAGATGTATTAAATACAAATCAAAAATCATTTAGTATTACTACTAGATTATACAGATACGACTATCATGGCATAGAACTTAATCTATGGAGTATGTTAAATAATTATACTCTATTCTCTGTATGCTTTGTTATATACCTTTTGGGTGTTAACCCTATCATGTCGCTGGTGTTAAGGGGTTCACTTGCCAGCACTTATTTGAAAGATGATCAACCTACTCTGAATGATCGACGGGTAGTCCATTATTTAATAATCCTACCAGCACAAGCCCAACTACCTTAAGGCTCCTGTTATAGGATTTAATAATAGTACAACATCTTTTCTTAGATGTCAACATTTATTTATAAAAAAGACAGCATAGGGTAAGGTTAGACCACTATACTGCCATAAACACTAAGAAGCTAATGCTTGTTCTTGAGCTTTAACAGCAGCATCATATTCATCAGCTTCTTCTTTAGACATTACACGTGGTTCTTCTTTAGATACAAACCAAGATTTAACCCAAGCACCAAATTGTTTAACTTTTGCTAAGATCATTTTAAAGAAGTTCTTAACACCTTCATAAGCAGCCTTAGCAGTACGAATGACAAAACCATCTTTCTTAATAGTTACATCACCAGTCTTCTTATTTACAGCTACAGATTCACCATCACCAGTAGGAACTTCAAAGTCAGTAGATGATTCATCTTGAGCTTTAGATACAGCTTCAGCCATAGTATGAGCAGCTATTTCATTATTACCTACTTTAGTTTTATGTTTAGCAGATACTGTTTCAATGATTGCATCAACATCAGCAGAATAATCATACAGTTCAACATACTGAGGTGAAGAGAAGATAGTCTTTCCAGCTAATACACCAGATACATCAGTTTTAAGACGATCATCATTCTCAATATCAAGAATAGATTTATATGAAGCATCAACCCATTTACGTACTAAAGACTTTAATTGAGACTTAGCAGTTTTGATAGCTGCTTTATCTTGTACATCAATTTCATTCATTTCTGAAAGATGTTTTTCAATAGCTTCAATAAATGGTTTATTCCATTCAATATCAGCAGCTTTAGTATCAACAGGGGTAGCTTTAGGCATAGTTACAACATTAGACGTATTAGTAGATGTAGTCATGATAGGATCCTCATCATTGTCAATTAGTTTTTGGATATACAAAGGAATAAGTTTAACATATGGGTTAGCTTTTAAGAATTTCTCTGAGCTATACATAGTTTGGTTGGATAAGATACCAGCACCGTCAGAAACAATGTCACCAGCTTTTAAACACTGTTTAGTAATACGATACCAATCATCAAGAAGCGCATAAATATGTTTAATAATGCGATCTTGTTGTTCTTTACCTTTATTAATAGGCTTAATTAAATCTCTTAAGCATCTATCAATATCAGAAATAATAACAGAAGTACCAGAATAATAATTCAAGTCAGCTGGATTGGTTCTCTTCAATTGTTGTGGATGTTTCATGCTTTACTTCCTTCTTTGGGACAGCATCAATGAATACTAATCGTATCCCTGAAGCTTTGGCAATTGCAATAGCACGGTGATACAAATACTTATCAAATTCATGATGTGTATTCTTACCAGTATAAATAAAGATAATACTACTTGGAGTACTACCATAACCATATATAGAGTGAACAGAATCTAATAAGAGATTTTGATCTCGTTTAGACATCTCTTTAAACTCTTTTTCACCAATTACTTTCTTAGCAATGGCTATAGCTCGTTCAACAACATCAGGAGGAGGTGAAGGAGCAACAGATATATGATGCTGTAAATTCTTCTGACTTGTATAAGTAACAATCTTGTCAGCGTTAGTTTCAACTTGAAGAACTTCAGCGTTTTCTCTTCCATTACCATTATAACGAATCCCATCACCCATAGAGAGATAAGGTTCAATATAACACTCTCGTAACTTAGTACGATTAGGTCTCGTCATATAGTAAGGTGTTATGAAAGTAGCAATTTTAGGATTAGTCATTAGCTTTTCCCTCATTCATTACTTCATACACTTCATCAAGAGTAGAAAGTCTATCTAATACATTAGAAGGAGATGTACGATCCTCATTAATATAAGAATGTACATCTTCTAAAGACATAAGAGAGACATCATTAAACTTAGTTGTCTGCATTATGTTTATCCTTTTCCTTCTGAGCTAATTCTTCAAGCTTCTTTTCAGCTCGTTCTTCAACACCAAGTTCCTGACAAACTTTGACAATGACAGCAACAACAACTAAAAAACATAATACAATCCACATAGTGAATCTCCTTACTTTTGTAACTGAAGTGTTAACCAATCTTGAGGAGTATAGTAACCTTCCTCATCAGCTTTAACAGCATCAGTAGTAATATTTAAATGAGAGAAAGTAACAACACCACGATCAGACTCTTTTACAACAGCCTGAACAAAGTGAGGATAATTACGACGATTTAAAGAATCTCTTACAGCTTTAACAGCAATAAAAGAGTTCGGACTTGTTGGACTAAGAGTAGCCATTTGATTATCTCCTGTACGATTGCTTTTGCTTTTTAAACTCATAGAGTTGTGGAAGCACAGCGAAGCGGAAAACCTGAATAGTCAGATCGTGATGGTATATGTTAGGCAATGATCCGATCGTGACTTAATAAGTGAAATAGAGGAGTTGATGGTAGTGGAGTTTTAGAGAGTGTAGTGTATGTGCCCTATACGATTACAATGATACGATCATGCTAATATGATAATTAGTATTGGTACGATTGTGCTCTAATAAGATACATATAAATTAAGACAATGCTTAATAATACTACTACGGAGTTTCTTTCTACCTACACTTGGAACGCCGTTAAAGTCTTCTTCGACATGAGATAGAATATCTTTTAGATACTGATACTCATTAGGAACATCTTCTAACTCTGAAGAGTATGCATTCCAAATCTTCATCAATTCACTTTTAAGCGTAGTTAGACTAAAGGTAGGACTAACACTAGTGTGAATAGTTAACATTGCTCTAATCGCATCCTGTAAGCTTACATAAGGCTTTACAGTTAACATATGAGCTATTAGTTCTTCACCAGCTTCATCAACACCACATACGGATTTACTAAGAGTATTAAATCCAAATTGAGCAGCAATCTCTTTACTACCCCAACTGGATCTCGTATATAACATATCACCAAATCTTGAAGCCATCAGTTTAATACCTCACATTGTGAAAGAGTAAGCATCACTATAAACAATAATGCATATACAACATACTTAATTTGGGATCTCATATTGGAACTCCCACTTTTCAGGCATAGGTACAAGATCGCCTTTATATGAATGACGACTGAATTGTAAAGGATTATAGATGTTCACTTCACCTACATATTCAGCATAATGATACCAAGAAGGAAACTGTTCCATATTGATACGATTGTATCTTCTGACAAACAGCTCAGCTAGTTCTCTATTAGGGAAGTATAGTTTGATCTTATCCTTAATACTTTTCTTACCTGTACCTTCTTTAATAACAACTTTCTGAACATTCATATCAAGTAGCTCCTAAAAAGAATGCAACAGCCATAATAAGATAATATGCGATAACAAGGCATACGATACCTATTATGACACCTATAACAAGTAATAGTTTATCCATGAATTAATTCTCCTCTGGTTAAATTATTAATAGTTGATATGACACTACTATAACCACCACCATTAGATATACGAATATATCCTTTATGACGATTATAAGAGTACTCAGTAGAATGGTTAGTAAACTTAGTTACACTAATAACATGGTCATACTTGCCATTTGCATGACCTCTGTGATTCTCTTGAGCACACATACCAGAGATATTGATCTTTGGAAAAAGCATTGTAAGCCTTTTCAATTGTTGCTTTCGCAACCCCACTACTAAAATATTCATTACTATTCCTACGTGATAAATTCCCAATAGGATCTCATTTAGAAATCCTATTAAGTATGTATCAACTAGCTAATAAAGCTACTGTAAGTAAACCGTAAGCTAATGCTTGATCTATAACTAAGTCTTTCTTCAAACTATGGATAGAACAACGAGATATAAAGAAAGAACGATCAACAACAACAATACAAACAGATATGACAATAATACCAATAACTAAAAGTACAGGCTTAATAGTAAATAGATAAACCATTAGCGTTACAGTACAAAGAACAAGAATGATAATACTAACACCTTGACGTACATTATCTGTTTCTCTCACAAACGAAGAAACAATTCTATTAACAAGTAAAGAAACAGATACAACAGAGATTAATAATAAAATAGTCATAAGATTATCCATTTGGATTAATGATTGGAGTGTATCTATCTTTTTTACAATAGATACATTGAGTTAAATAACGATAACGGAGAGAACGAGATCTATAGACAATTACTTCTCTTCTATCATTATCCTTTGAACAATTAGTACAAGTAAAAGAAGCAATTGTAACTATCATTTTATTTCAGTTTTCCAAGTTAGAGTTGTTACAGGGAGTTCAAGAGGCTCTAGCTTTAATTGAAAACGAGTTACATGATTGTAATATTGAGCACTATGACCAGCTGAAGCAAGAATAGTAAGAAGAGTAAACGATTTAGGATGCTTGTTATAAAACTTTTTAAATAGAGTTTTATTCCATGCCATTCCTTCAGCACAACCAGCTACAAAAACAATAGCTGTAGCTTTCTTAGGATTCTGTCTAGCCCATTCATTAAAACGTACAAAGCCTTGAACAACATTGTTAAGAGATTTAATTGCAGCTAAAGTTTTCATAGGATTTTTCCTTTTTGAGAGTAAACAAATAAACCACAAGTAACTACTATATTTCAAATAGTTACTAATTGTTTATCTATGGTTCAAATGGACCTAATAATTTACGGTTCTTTTCTACTTCCATAAAGTAACGATTATTACCTTTATATTTAATTTGATTAAATGCATTAGCAATAACTTGAGCATCTTCTTTTGTATCAAATACTAAAGGTTTACTGTTACCTTCATGGTCGATGAACCCAACAAAATGTTCATTAGGATAGTCACCACCATAGTTATCAGTTTCAATAACATGGTATAACTTTCTAGCACTAATGCGTTCATGAGTAGAGATGATGTCATGATAAGGAACACCTTCGTATTTCTCATGTACAAGCTTAGTAAAATCATCAAGACTAATACCATAATTATCAATCATGATACTAGCAATTTGATATTCATAACGATAAGGCTCTTTAGCCATTATTTCTCTCCTACAATCCAATCAGGCTTTTCAATAACATGATGAAAATACTCATTAATAGTCTCTTCAATACTTCCATCATCAGGTGCTATATCAACATCAACCTCATATGTAGTATTGATTTGTATTTGATCTTCAATGTTAAATTCATCTTCATGAACAACTATACCACTATCTAAACGATAGTATTTATGAATATACATAATACCTCCTGTTAATAAATTTCATAATCTTCTTTAGGAATTCGTAGTAAATCTACAATGTTCATAGCAGAAGAATGAAAACCAGTGAACAATATATGGTCTTGATAATAAGGGTCTTCTCGTCGGTCAGACAAGTATAATTCTAAAGTACTACCACCATGTACATTAATACCCCAATAAGGAGCTAAATGTATACCGTTCTCACTTTCTAACAACAAGTAATCAATAGATACAGCAGGATGTAAAACTCTTTCACCCTTATCATCAACTGAAAGAATATACTTAATTGGAAAACAAAGTGTTGAGCTCATACAAGTCTCCTAAAAACAATATTTAATAAAGATAGTAATCCCCAACCTAATAGTATGAAGATTACTAAGACAACAATAAGAATTAAGAATGGTACTAGCATTTAATACTTATTCACTCTTGCATTATGTCTCCGAACATCAGCATTAAGTCTTAAATAAGTATATCTAGACTTGTTACTGGGTTTAGATCGCATATTTAAAAAGATATGTCGATTATGTTTCTGATCCTGTATAGTTCTACGTTTATTTAAAAACGAAAAACGATACTTTCTATGTCTTGGATACATAGGAGATAATAAGAATCTTGTACGAAAATAATACATCTATACCTCCATATTACACAGTTTACGAGCAGCTTGTATTCGTTTAGCAAGACATCGAGTATTATTCTTACTGTACATATACTCCAGTAGTTCTACTATTTTCTCACCTTTAGCTATTGCATATGCATCTGCTTCTAGTTCACATTTCAAACCACTACCAAATCCAATAAAAGCTTGAACAGGATAAAGTGGATTGATATTATGCTTCAATTTCATATGCCCTATCTCATGTGCGATTAAAGCATTTAATAAATCAGAAGTAAGACTAAGAGCAGCTTCATTAATAACTACAATATTCCTTTCAGGTATAGCTACAGCATTAGCTTCTTTTGCACCCATATAAGCAAATACAAACAAATCATCTTTATAAAGATGAGAACCATCAACTTCACCTAAGTAGGTTTCAAGAACATGAAACATATTTACTGAAGATCTTGCTTCAACTATTTCAACAACACCTTTAACAAACTCTTTAACTCTTTTTAGCATAACCATAGTCTCTGTAAATAATTAAATAATGTTAGTAAGCCCCACCCAAATATAATGAAGATTACTAATATAAACCCTAAAATTAAAAATGGTAGAAATAACATTAAAATGGAGTCCAATCTGAATCCATAGGTTCAGTCTTGATTTCTTCAAACCAACCCATAGCCTTAAGACCTTCTAAACGAGTATTCTCTGTAGACGTAATACTCTTAACATTAGGTACAATATTACCAACTAGTGATTTAGGAATACTATCTTTCTCTCCACAACACCACATATTGTTGGTATAGACAATAGAACCATCATACAGTTCTACTTTCCACCATGCTCCACTGTAACCTAGCCAACGACTAGATTCTGTACGAAGATCTACAGGAGGACAAAATCCAAACATGTTATTAGAGTTCTCAGAGAACAAGTGCTTCCCATTAATGTTACCCTTATTTAGAACAGGTTGCTCTAAATAAAGAACATAGTTAGCGCATCGGAAACATAAGAAGTTACCTTTCAAATCCTTTGCTATAGGAGAACGTTGTTTGATAACTTTAGTACAACAAGAACAAATACTCATTGGTTTTCTCCATTAATTGTATTGATTAGTTGTTGAAGCATTTCGACTTTATCTTTAAGTCTAGTGACATGGGCTTGCTGCTTTTGATGATCTTCTAAGTACTTTTTATACCACTTACTCTCTTTATCATCTTCATAGTGTTTCAAAGAATCAGATGCCATAGTTAATAGATTCTGATGAAATTCAAGATCTGTAGTAGAACTCTTTAAACTCCATTCGAACATCATCAATGATGAAGGCTTAGTAATAACTTCAATAGCACCTTTACCACAGAAAGGACAAGCAATGAATTTAGTACCAAAATCTTTAAGCGGTGACAGATCTAAGTGAGTAGGTGCTCTAGTATCACACTCTAAACAAACGCCAAATACTGTTTCAGATTTAAATAGGGTATTAGTTGCAGTCATCTTGACATACTCCATAATTGTTTAAGTAAAACCATATCACAAAGTTGTGGAAGCCCAGCAAAGCGGGGGAATACCACCTAATGATATTTAGTAATGAGAAGTTGCATATCACCGTAAACAGCCAAACTCTTAACTGTAAGATTGAACGGAGTAAACACTTTGATAGGAACTTCTCAACAATTTGATTGATTAGTTGGCAATGAAGGAGCTCACGGAGTACCTTACTCTTCATTAGGAGTACACACACGTACTGCATGAGCAAACCAGCGTTTAGTATAAATATGTGTAGGAATCCAAGTCCAACTAGAAGGATTTTCATCCATCATAGCCTTATAAGCCTCACGAGCTTGAATACATAGGTTCCGACAAGCTTCTGGATGAGTAACATTACCTTTATGCTTACGATATACAGCTTTAATTACTCGTTCAATTTCATCTAGTCTCCGAGTAGTCTTAAGATGAAAACCTTTATATAACTCTTCAGCAAACTCTTCATAAGTTAATCTAGAATCAACCATGTCTATGTGATTAGGATCTTCATAATATTCCTCAATAGTTTTCTGAACTAACTGTCGAGTGTGTCGATCTTCTTCATCCCAATCTCGATGATCCATACTAACTTCAGCTATATCTTCATCCATAGGAAGTATTTCTACAGAATCAAAATCAAGATGCCCTTGTTGTATATTCCCTTTCGTGTTTTCTTGTTTTGTAGTGTGGTTTGTTTCCTCTACAACAGGTTCAACTTGATTAGATACTGCTTTAGAATTATTTCTCTTCCGTTCCAACTCTGCCTCCTTCATTAGTCGAAGTTCTTCTCTATACTGAGCTTTCTTCACTTCATTACTAATTTCAATAGCTGACTTTTCTTTCTGCTTACTTACTACAAGTACTTCTATATTCAAATATAAAGCAATTTGTTTATATCCTACTGTAGGACGACAAGCTTCTTTAAAGAACTCAATAGCTTTATTAACTAAGTTAATATCACCTTCTACTAAGTTATTAAGGATATTACGTGGAGACATAACACGTTTGTTTAAGATTAAAGTTTTCATATTTATTACTCCAATTAAAATACAATACCACAGATTTGATTAAATACATTCTTACGTTTACGAGACATATTTCTATATTCACGTTTAGTAAGACAAGACCATTCACAAAAGTTTAAAGTTTTCATAATTACCACCTATTTTAAAATAAAAAGAATAAATAAAAGAATAGAGGGAAACCTTGATCTCCCTCTATGTACAACAATTAAATTGATTGCATTGCTATTACTAAATAAGTATATAAACTGCAATTATCTGCACCAGCAAACATAGATACCATAGCACCACGATAATCAAACTTAGATTCACCATTAGCAATTTCATTGAAACGCTTTTCACCAGTAGCACGATTATTGAATACATTAAGAGTATTAATCCCTTGAGATTCAATTAAAGTAGCAGCATGATTTAATGCTTCAACCATCATAGTTGCAAAATCTTCGTCTACATTCCATTTAGCTACAGCAACGTCTAACATACCAGTAACTTTATCAATATGCGCTTTACGTAATTGATCAACTGATTTGTTGTTCATTGCTTTCATAGAAGTAAATTTATGTGGAGCAACTAAAGGCATAATGAATTCATCACGACCAGATTGTTTCATGTTATCCATAGCTTCTGTTTGACATAAACGAGCTAGAGTGTTTGTAATCATGTAACGATCTTCAGCAGTTAATGTATACTCTTTACCATTAGTACCAACAAATGATGCAACACCTTGAAGAACAGCTTCATACTTGTACTTGATTGATGTGAATAAACCAATGTTAGCTTTAGCATTACCAGAAGCAAACAAAGCTTCATGTACTTCCTGCATAGTAGAAGTATTAACAGTTACAGACTTATTAAGTTTGTTTCCTGATTGTTCTTTCTTTAAGAAGTTAGTGAATTCAACACCATTGAACTCTTGAGAAGGACCTTTAAACCAAGGAAGAACATAACCATCATTAGTGAACTGATGAGCATCACCATCCACATCATTTTCCATAACCATAATAGTATATGTAGACATGAATGCTGCTTTCTTCATAGCAAAGTTAACAACATCACTACCTAAATCAATTTGATTCATAGTGTAACCTGCTGCTGCATCTTTAAAGTATGCTGGATGTTTGATTCCATTTACATTAAGAGCCTTACCATCTTTACCTCCAAAACGAGTAATATCTGTAACATATACAGAAGCTTTGTGTTGATCTTTACCAATTAAGTTAAGCATGATTTGGTATGAACCTTTAGTTTCTAAGTAACCAAAACGTTTACCTAACAATTGAGATTGAACAGAAGCAGCTAAGTATTCAGCTGAACGAGACATGTTATTTCTAACAATGTGATAGTCTGCTTCACCTTTAGCAATAAAACCTTTAACTGCACTTAAGATATTCTTAACGAAACGAGTAGCAGTGAAAGTACGATTATTCTCATGTTCACTCAAATAGAAGAAACCTCTAGTTGTTGGAACATACACAATATTACCATCAAAGTTAATAGCAACATGTTGTACTTCATACTCTTCACCTTCTTCGTATTCTACAGTTACGTTACATAACTCATGCAACGCTTCTAATACTGTTAAAGGATAAGTGTCTACATCATCATAAAGATCCATTTGAGCAATTTTAGACTCTGTCATTAGGATATTAGCAATTTCAGATGCATCAACTTCAGCTGTAACATTGTATTGATTTTTCAATAAAGCAAAGGCTAAGCGTTTAGCCATAGCATTAGAACCATGTTGACGTGCTACTAGAGAATCAATAAGACGTTCAGCGTGTTCAACACCATGCCATTGAGCAATAGATTGAAATACAGATGCTGTGTGACGTGTAATAGATGGTTTCTCAGTGATAACACCATCTTCTAAAAGAGCTTGTAAGTAAGGAACAACTTCAAAATCTTTTTCAGTAACTACACGATGCATAACATTATTACGGAAAGATTTAGGAGAACGATTAGAAATAGCTAATACATCTTCTGCATAACCAGTTAATTCGTCTACTACATCAATCTCTGCTTCTTCACCAGCATAGATATAATCTTCTACTGTATAAGCATTAGTAATGTTAAGCTCAACATCCACAAAGATACCTTTTAATTCACGACCATTGAATTGAATTGATTCTAAATTAGATTCAACCATGTTTACATATGAACTAAAGTTACCAGTTTGGATAGAAGCATTAAGCTTTTCCATAGTATCAAGTTTACCAAATGCACCTTTAAGCATAAGAGCAGCTACTACACCACCTTTGAATGATGCAGGACCTACAACTAAATGCTCATTACCTTTTACAAAGTTAGTAGTACATTTTAAACCACCTTGAGCCATACGAGTCGTAATACGGCATAAGCCATATTTATTGATGAATGATTCAGGAACAACCATAGAACCAGGACCAAAGTCTTGGAAATCTTTATTACCTGTAGCATCCCAAACAACAAAGATTTTATGAGTACCAATTAACCATACATCTTTCTCTTGCTTATCGTTACGAGCAATAGCTTTATTGATAGCATCTGTAGATAATGCAATACCTCTTTTAGAGAATTGGATTAAGTTAGTAACGTCACGTTTAACATCCACATAGCCATGTAAAGCTTCTTGAGTTGATACAATACCTGTTTCTAAGTAAGTACCAGAAATAGTTACTGTTGGATATTGAACTTCTTTAACTGTACCAGTAGATGTAACACTAACTACTTTCTTCATAGTAGAAGATGTAAATAATTTATCTAGAGAGATAGAGTTAAATTTAACTAAGAATAATTTATTAAGAACAGAACCCTTAACATTGATTTCTTTCTCGTCAAAATAAGTACGATCTTTACCAGATTCATCTACAAATGAATGCTCTTTATGGATAGCTACACGATTCATAATAGATAACACATCATTCTTAACATCTTGTACAGATAATGCAAAACGTTGATCACGAGGAATAGTTACAATAGAACCATCAGTCATTTCAAAGTTTGTACCTTTTGATACAGACATGATTAAACCTCTAGCTGTTACTGATAATTGAACAGGTTCCTGTACCTCTGAAACATAAGTTAACGCCAAGTTACGTTTAGAGAATTCATCAGAATTATTGATATCCTCATCAGTTAAGATACGATATTGATTAAGAATGTTTTCTACACCCCAATCAAAGTCAGCAACTAACTGAGCAATATGATCATTATCTAATGATACTAAGTAAGACAATGTATCTCTGTAATAAGCTTGACGAGTCTTCTTATTAGCGCGGTATTCAGCGTTATCAGATACAGGAGTTACAACACGTCCTTTAGTGTCCATACGGAATCTAGCTTTCCACCACTTAGTGAACTCTAATGTAGCACGTAATACTTGTTTACGTAGACTCTCAGAATTCCCCATAGTTAATGTAGAGCGGTATAGATTGAACGCCCGTACAGCTTGAATAGCATAACGTACAGTCTTCTTGAACTCATTTGTAACTGCAACTTCTTGAGAAGCAGTAACCTTAGATAACAACTCCTCCATTAAGAAGAGTTCTTGCATCTCTAACTCAACACCAGATACAACTTCTACATCATCAAAGTTAAACATTACAGTATTGTTAGTCATAGCATCAGTTCCTTCGTTGTTCATAATAGTTTCACTTGTTTCAAGCATTACATCTTCAATTTGGATATTTGTGTTCATAGTTAATTCACCTTTACGATATGATTTGATTGTACCTTCACTTGATTGACATTTAACCCAACCTTTTGATTCAGATACGATTGTTACTACTTCATTTGTTGCAATTACTGTTACTGTATTCATGATGTTTCTCCTTTACCTAGTATAAAGATATAAAATAAAACTAGGATGATTCATTAGTAATATATACTCAATAGGAATATACATTAATAATGAAAGACAGTTTAGAGACATGTCTAGGTCATTATATTATCTGTCGAAATTCATTTGTGAGTAAAACTTATCCATCTCTGCATCAAACATGTCTAATTGTTCTTCATTAAACAATTCAATTCCAAATGGTACATATTTAGATGGATCTCTCATGCACTCAGCTTGGTTCACTGTTAACATAGTCATTACTTCTTTCATTTGATAAGCTTTCATATTGTTCTCCTAGAACATCAATTTTTAAAGTATGTGAAGGGTAGGGAGGCAACTCAATGGTACACCCATATCATCCGAGAGAATACACTCACATATATAACCTGGTCCCCTCAAAATAAAATGCAGATTTTTACACCTCACCAGAGAAATTGTCTTGGCAAGGGTAGGGGGTCAAAAAACTTGACTAGCTTTTCCACATAATTCAATCTGATATTTTTAAAATATATTTACTATTCTGTCTCTCTATTTACATACCATTACAAATACATTACTATACTCACTATGTATTCTTTGTTATTTGGAATACATATAAATTAATAAGGAGGATATTTTTAAATGATGGATCTTAAAGATAGAGCAGAAGTGTTTAAAAAAGCATTGCTCTTGAAACATCCACACATAACATTCAATGTTTCTGATTATCTTACAAAAGCAGACTTTATAAATTTTAATTGTTCTAGACATGGACCATTTGTTTCGTCTCCTAGAAATATAATTAGAAATAAATACGGTTGTGATAATTGTTATAAAGATTTAGTACAATTAGCTCCTAAAGATGTAGTAACTCCAAGAAAAACTACTGAGGAATTCATAGAAGAGGCTACTCGATTACATAATGGGTTCTATACTTATGAACATACAGTATATGAAACAAGGCTAAAGCCTATTACAGTGACTTGTCCTCTTCATGGTGAATTCATTATTCCTCAAGCCGCAATGCATCTAGTAACGAAGAGAGGTTGTTTAGATTGCAGAAGAGAAAAGTCTATGTTAACGAGAGATCAATTTATAGATAAATGTAAGCTTAGAACTAAATCTTTCTACATATATGATAAGACAATTTATGACGGGTTAAATAAAGACATTACAGTAGAGTGTATTCGTCATGGTGAATTTACATTAAAGGCAAGCAGTCATATTAATGGTAAAGGGTGTCAAGAATGTAGAGCTTTAGGTATGGATTTATATAAAGGAAGAGAAAACAGATGAATAATATGGTTACAACACTAGCAACAACAACTAGTGTAGGTATAGCTGGTGGCTTAGGTTACGGAGCTTTTAATAAACAATACGGGGTGGGTGTCTATGGATCTAATTTAAATGATCCGTATATAGGCTACTCAGACTATGTAATTCATGGGGCAGCTTTAGGAGCTGCTGCTGGATTAGCGACAATTGGGCTTAGGTATCAGGCTCAACAAAAAAGGATCTCTGGTGTTAGTGAACAGACAGAAGCTCTGTACAGGATGCTCGGAGGGACATAAATAAAGTTTCAATGAGGATTTGATTTTGAATACTTTTACTAGATTATGCATTACACTATTAATAGCTTTACCAATGTCGGCTATGGCTGGGGAGTATTTAACTGATAAAGTTGACTCAGTAATTAATTGGGGATTTTGGTCTATACTATTAGGTGCTCTTGCAGGAGGGATTGCTGCTACATTTATAGAAACAGAAGTGGATATTAAACTATCTAATGATAAAACAGCTAAGATTCTTATAGGTACTGCCCTAGGATTCTTTTCTTGCTTGACATGGACTGCTTATTATCCTGATACAACAATGATGAAACTAGCTCTTCCTTCATTTGTCTTAGGATGTTTAGGGGCTCCTATTATAGCTTTCTTGCTATCATGGGCAGCTGACCCTAGAACATGGAGACGAGCTAATAGTACGTTAAATAAACGTCTTGGATTAGAAGAGGACAAGAAAGAGGATGACTAATTTAGTACCTATCCTAATTACAAGTATAGGACTTCTTTATAGTATTTATCTTTTAATAAGTAGTAAATTTAATACTAAAGACAAAGCTTGTAATTCGTGTATATGTTTATATGGTATCGGATGGATGTTCTTACTATTACAAACAATTAAAACCCAATTCGAAGGATCTATGATAATAGGATTGTTTTTTCTATTAGCTGGATTCTTGATTTGGTCAAGAAAACAATTAAAAACTAAAAGGAGATTAATATGATTAATCCATTTGGAAGAATAGAAACAAAAGGTGCTTTTAGTGGAGCTAAGTTATCAATGGGACTTCACGATACACTTTTACAAACAGGTAGTGTTGGATTAGGAGCTTCAGCTGCTTGGGGTGCTGGTATTGGTGCTACAGTAGGAGGTATTAACGGAGCTATGTCTTATGATGGTAGTTTCTTAGGAGGAGCTATGCATGGAGCTATGGTAGGATCTGTTGGTGGTATGGGAGCAAGATTTGCTGCTAATACATATGCTAAAGGTGCTTTTAGTGGAGCTGCTGATTCAGTAGTTAATGGAGTATTCCCTGCACAACAAGGTGGTAAATTTAACTGGAGTAATTTCTCCACAGGTTGGTCAGGCCCTTCAGCTTAAGGAGAAATAAATGAACATTTCAGAACTACAACAATGGTTGAATTCACATGGAGCTACACCTAAGCTTAAAGTAGATGGTATAGCAGGCACTTTAACTAGAACTGCTATTATTCAAGTATTTGTTAATAAGGAAGCTTCAGCTATTACAGAAGATGAATTACTAACAATTGCTAAGCTTTTAGGAGATTCGGATACAAGAAGAATTAAAGCTGTTGCATCAGTTGAGAGTGGGGGTTCTGGATGGTTTGATTCAGGCCTCCCTAAAATACTTTATGAGAGACATTATTTCTATAAGTATACTACAGCTGCAATTAAGAAATTAACAGGATGGTTTATAGGAACTACTTCTGGGGGCTATACAACTGATATTAATAAAAATGGTATTAATGATAGTTGGGAAAAACTAGCAGAAGCTGCTTGTAAAGATCCTGATGCAGCTTTTAAATCTGTATCTATTGGTAAGTTTCAAGTGATGGGCGCCTATTATAAAGAATTAGGTTATTCCCACCCTATTGAAATGCTATGGGATGCAAGAAATAGTGAGTACGCACACTACAGAATGTTAGTTGGGTATATTACTAAAGTAGCTAGAATGACTAGTTCATATAAAAAATTATCAACTAAGCCAGATGATTGTAGAGAGTTCGCTCTTCGTTACAATGGAAAAGCTTATGAAAAGAATAATTACCACATTAAATTAGCTAACGCTATGAAAAAGTTTTAAGAAGAGATTTGAATTGTCTCTTCTTACACAAAGGAGAGACAATTGATTTACAGTAATTCAGCTTTAAATCTAATAATGAAATCAAGACCATTACATTTACAGAAAAATAAATTATGGAATGGAAGAGATACAATAGGATACTGCCATATCATTAGAGTAGGTGATAAACTAAGAGATACTGACAAGATTTCTAAAAAAGAAGCTAAAGCATTATTAGAAAAATCTCTTGTGAGGATATCCAAACAGTTAAATAAAGAACTTGAAACCGATATAAATCAAAATCAATTTGATGCTCTTGTAAGTTTAGTATATGATGTTGGAATTAGAACTGTCATTGCATCAGGAATGATAGATCAGCTCAATAAAGGCAAAATACTAGAAGTTAGTGTTATGTTTAGAAAGTGGTCTCGTTATAAGAAGAGACCTGTATACCAATTAATTAAAGCTAGACAAATGGAAATGAAGTTATTTGATACTCCAATAGGAAATAAACATGGATAGTAAAGTACAACAAATGCAAGAGATGATGAAGTTGCAAGAAACTATTGCTCTAGCAAGAAAAGCTTCTCAAGGAAAAACAATTGAGATAGAAGAAGTTAAAGAAGATAAGGAAACCGTTATTAACACACTTCCTACTGAATATATTTCTGCAAATCAATTAAAACTTTCCTCAAAAGAACTTACGCATTCTACATCTTACTTGGACAGACTTAGACAAGATGATGACAGGTTAAATGAAATTAAGATATCAGAAGAAAAAGCTGTTAAGATTAGGAGAGGTCTTCTTAAATTAACTACAGGTAATGCTTCAGTTGTTCCTTTAAAATGTAATGGAGATACTTGTGCATTTAAACAAACATGTTTAACAGGCGATACTTTAATACTTTCTAGAGGTGGCATTTTTAGAAGACTAGATACTTTAACTGCTCGTAATAAAGTTTACTCATTTAATCTAGATACTTGTAAGATTGAACTAGATAAAGTAATTGAATTTAAGAGACAAGGGTCTGCTGATGTATATCTTATTGAAACATCTTTAGGTAATACTATTAAAGCTACAGTTAATCATCCATTCTTATCATTAAATAATGATAATTTAGAATGGAGTTCTATAGATGGTACAGTTGGAAGTGAATTAAAAGTTGGGTCTGAGGTTCTTGTAGCTGATTTCGAATTAGATACTAAAGATGTGTATTCGATGGGAGACTCATTTATTGATACAATCAAAGCCATAACTCTTATAGGTACAGAAGAAGTTTTTGATATTGAAGTAGCAGCAAACCATAATTTTATTGCTAATAACTTTATTGTTCATAATTGTCCATATTGGTTAGAAAAAGTAGCCCCTGTTGGATTAGCTTGTCCAGTAGAAACTCAATTAATTGAATACTGGCTAGAGAAGTATCAACAAGAGTTTAATGTTGAAGACAATAGTATTACAGATATGCATATGATTGCTAGACTATGTGAATATGATATCTACGATATGAGAGTAACTCGATACTTAGCTGAAAATGATCAAACATTACTTACAGATTTTATCTCATCTTATACAGAAGATGGTGAGCCTATTAGTAATAAAGCTACATCTGCTGCTTTTGAAGTTAAAGAACGTATTGATAGATTAAGATCTAAGACTCTTAAAGAGTTAATGGCTACAAGAGAAGCTAAAGCTAAGATTGCAGCTACAGTTGTTAATAGTGCATCTAATTCAGTATCTATTGCAGAGATGAAGAAAAAATATGACGAGCTTATTAAAGAAAGAGCTACAATGAGAACGGTTAACTAAGGATTAGAGATGAAACCGATAAGATCAGAAGATGACAAACGATTAATAGGTCATCTAAAAAAGAAATCAAAAAGGAAGAAAATTCATGTCTATTTCAATTCAAAGAACTCATCACGGTAAAACCAAATATATTAATGGTACTTTCTATAGTAAGAAAAATGGAACTAACTTCCCTTATAAATCTTCATATGAACTAGCATATCTTCAGAAATTAGAAGAAGATCCTACTGTAGTTAGATACATGTATGAACCATTTGAATTAGGTTATGTAGATATGTATAACAAGAACAGAAAATACATACCTGACTTCATGGTACTATATTCAGATAGTTCTGTTCTTATTACTGAAATCAAACCTGAAGCTATGTTAAAAGATTATGATGTTCAAGCTAAGGCTAAAGCAGCTAAAGCTTTTATTAAAGATAATTACCCAGATATTAACATTGCTTATAAATTTATAACAGAGAAAGATTTATTCAAGAACATAACAGAGTACACAAACTTTGTTAGGAGTGTTAAGAATGGAGAGAAGTCGTAATTCAATTGACGCTTTCTTTAACGATTTAGCTTCATTTGATACAGAAACAACAGGTATAAATACAAAGTCAGCTAGAATATGGCAACTAGGATTTACAAGTAATAAAAAAGATATTGAAGAAGTAGTAAACCCTTTATTAGATTCTAATAATAAACCTCTGAGTCTATCCAATGAAGACTTTATCAAAGGGCTTAGAGAGATTAATGGTTCCTTCTCTGAGGATGCTTACAAAGAAGGACATTTTAATACATTAATCTCTAAACACAATGTAACTAAAAACTTATCGTTTAATCTTGATGAAAAGATAGCTGCAACTCTAGGTCAGCTTTCCACCAACAATATTCTAGTACTCCAAAACCATAGATTTGAATCCGAATTAATACAACAAGGATACTTAAATAGAAGTATTACTAAGACAACCTATGATAGAATAAAAGATACTATGCAGTATACATCTATCAATGAATTTAATGGTAATACACAGAGTCTAATGGCTCGCCCACCTAAAGCTGAACAATATTTAAGACAAGCGAGTTATATACAAGCAGCTGAATTATCAGATACTAGAATCAATAGAGAGCAATCTCTTAATAGATATACAAGATCTATGAATAATGTAATAGATGCATACAAGAGAGCAATAGATAGTCCTACCCGTAAAGGTGCTGTAATGATAGAACAACAAGATATCACTAAAGCTTTGTATGCTAATGCTGTATCAATAGGTATTATGGATCCTAACCATTTATCTATAGGTACTAACATGAACTTCTTAACTAATGTATTATTTGGGAGGGATGAACTACACACAGCATTATCTGATTCTAAAGATACATTAGATGTATTTAAAAAGACTTGGAGTATGATAGGAGAGATACGCTCTGGAAACGTCTCTAATGAAACTAGAGAGATGTTATATAAGATTAATGAAGCTCAGTACTCAGAAGTAGACAGACTCTTTACAACAAGTGTTAAGAGTGTTCTAGAAGATTTCTCTATAAAAGGTTCTACAAGTTACTCTCCGAAAGGGAATATAACTATTAGGTCAACAATGATTAGAAGTGCTAGTGCTCAAAATCCTACAAAGATCGATGGGGTTTCTTCTGGAATAGGTAGAAATTCCACCAAGTCTCTTAAGGAGGGTTTGGAAAATGTTTTAAAAAATTACGAACAACATTCAGGATCTGATAGAAGAACTATATACGTACAAGAAATTGTAAATAAATACTATGATAATTCCTCTATTAATGATGCTATTAAATTTGCAGAAGACTCTAGTAAGAAATTTTTAAAAGAGTCTCCTTCAGTTGCTCCTTTTAATCCAATGAAACCTGTGAGTTACACATCTATGTATTGGAATGAGAAAACTAGTTTACTTGGAAAAGAGATGACAAGAAAAACAAAAGCTTCTATATTAGGAGCTGGAGTAGCAGGATTAGCTTATATGTGGCTTAAGCCAGCTCCTAAACAGACAGAAGATCAAGGCTATGTAGCTGAGCAGTTCTATGATGAACAATACTTAGGAACAGAGTTTGTAAACTTTAACAATAGAAATAAGCACTATATGTATTAAGAGAAGTATTATGATTGATAATCAAGGTCCTATTAAAAGAGACAGAGTTCAGAAGTATGGTAGGAAATCTGGATTACAAGAAGCTAAGAGTTTTGCAGAACGAAATGGAATGAAAACCCTTCCCCTTCTTACCAATAAACATAAGAATAAACTCTATCGTAAGAACATAGAAAGAAATGCTAAGTCGAGTAGTCGAGTAATACCTCCTGAGGAGAGAAAGTTTAAACTTAGTACTATTACAGGTATAGGGAATCAAACAAGTAGTGTAGCAACACCTTTTCTCCCTTCTTCTAGAATTATGAATCCTCCACAACCTGCTAAATCTAAATATACAAGTTTCTTAGGAGACATGTACAATAAACTCTTAAGTAGTTTTGATAAATCTACAGATCAAGCTATCGGAGGTGCTTTAGGATTTACTAACAGAAATGTAGTTCCTGGATTCACTCAAAACACTTCTTCAGGATTAAGTAGATTTGATGTAGGTAATGGAGACCCTTTCAAATACTCAAACAGGTTTATGAAAGGAGATTTAGATGATCTAAGAGCAGCTTATATTAATGAAGCTGCTAAAGGTGTTAGAGTAAGGGGAGATAATGTAAATCCATTTGATAACTCTAGAGGAGCTAGAAATTTAGGTAGGCTTAGACAACTTCAGAATAGAATTAATGGAGGAGGACAAGCTGACTTAATACGAGAATCTAATTCAATTCGATCTCAATTAGATGATGTTAAAGGTAGACAAAAGTCTATATTCCCTCCAAGAAATATAGCTCAAGGTCAGAGTGACTATGAAAGTTTAGTTAGACAGCAAGAGTCCCTAGAAGCTAGACAAGTAGGTGTAAATAGAAAACTAGAAAGAAATGCTAGAATACTATCTACTACAAATGATTATTCAGGTGCTACACATACTAAAGGTTTTCTACCAAAAGAAGGTGTAGGTGGTTATGGATTGGGTGTCAACAATTATTTAGCTGCTTCTAGAAAAGAGTTGTTTGTACGAGGATTAGGGTTTACAGGGGGTATTTTAGGACCTAGCGGTGCAGAAGCTCTAATGAACTCTTTTGGTATTGTAACTGCTAAACAAAGAGCTGTAACTCAATCAAAGGGTCTGCTAGGAAAAATGTTCTCAGCTGGATTTCAAGCACCTCTTATGACTTATGGATCTCTTTTATTTACAGCTGCTTCAGGTGGAGATTTATCAGATTTTGTCGAAACTCAATTAACATATGCTGGTGGACTTCAAGGATGGAGAATAGGATCTAGTGTAGGCGGTATGCTTACTAAAGGAACTGGGGCTAACCTATCTCAAATTAAAGGTGGTAATATGATATCAGCTATGAGAGCACAAGGAGGAAGAGCAGTTCTAAGAGGGGCAGCTGGTGTTGTAGGTGGAGTAACAGGTTTTGCATTAGGTGCAGGACTCGTTGCAGGAGCTTCATGGCTTGCTCAAGATATATCTTCAAATAGGTCAACAATAAGAAAGATAGCTAAAGATTTTACAACTAAAACAGCTACAATGAATACTCAAAACACTAGACAATCTTTAACAATGCGACAGATGGCTATAAGTAAACTAGCTAAATCTGGTTTAAATGATAGAGCTACTCTTCTCGGAAATGAATCTAGAGTACTTAAAGGATTAATGTAATAATTAAAGGGATATTATGAAGAAAATCGAAACTCATACATTAGATGACTATGATGATGAAATGAATGAGAAGGATAAACAACTCTTAAAACTTTCTGAGATTCCTTGGAGAGATTATCTTTCTGATAAGAATTATAGTAACGATATTAATACTATGTGTGAAGAGTGTATTGCTAATCAAATTAAAGAACATGGTTCTCAAGTTATTCCTTGTCAAGGATTAGCAGACGCTAAATCTATGTTAGGAGATGATTTATATACAAAGATTACAGAAGGACAAACTAAAGAAGAAGTTGAGCTTCTAAATGCTATGTATGATCCATACGCTTACATGGATACATACCTTGATCTCCCTAACAAAGGTAAGACATCTAGGCGATTCAAACCGCGCTGGTATCAAGAAAGAATTATACGCTGTTCTGCAAGATCTAAGGTTGTGAGAATGGGTCGTCGCTGTATTCCTGGGTATGAAAAAGTACTAATGTCTGATAATACTTATAAACGTATAGATGAAATTAGTATTGGGGATAAAGTATTATCTTGGAATAACAATCAACTAGTAGAAAGACAAGTAACTAATCATTGGGATAATGGTATTAAAGAAGTGTTTAGAATTTCTTTAAGTAATGGAAAGAAAATTGATTGTACCTCTAACCATCCATTATTAACTTATAAAAATGGTAAGCAAATTTGGTTATCCTTGGAAAATGGTCTAGATGTAGGAAGCTTAGTAACAATTCTAGAAGGATCTTCTTTTGAATTTACATCAATTCACTCTATTCGTTCTTTAGGAAAGATGCAGACTTTTGATATATCTATCAAAGAAGATCATAACTTCATTGTAAATGATATTGTGTGCCATAACACTGGTAAGACAATGGCACTAGCAATTCTTATTCTTCATCGTTTAATAACAAAAGAAAAATATCGTGTACTTCTTGTATCACCTTATCAAGTACAAACAGAGGAAGTTGTAGATAATATTAAGAATTTGTGTAGACTGCTACCAGATAACCCTCTTGTAAGTTCTAAAGCTTCACCTAACCACGTACTAACATTTAATACAGGTTCAGTCCTTAAAGGATTTACAGCTGCAACATCAGCAGACTCTGTACGTGGACAGCCAGCTGACTTACTAGTAGTCGATGAGATTGATGACGTTAGTGAAAAAGCGATGATTTCTATTATGGGTATTAAAATGGATAACCCTGATGTGGAAGTCTGGAGATCAGGTACTCCTAAAGGAGAAGTAAACTTACATAAAGCTGAACAAGAGATAACTTCTAAATGTTTCCATTATCCTTCTTTTGTAATTCCACACTATAGTGATGCTATGGATAAGGAGTTAAGAGCAGATTTAGGTGAAATTGGTTTTATTCAAGAAGTAATTGCAGATTTTGGTAGCACTTCTAATGGTGTTTTCCAACCTATGTTTATTTCTAGAGCTCAGCAAAGAGCAGAGTTTATCTCTCCTGAAGATGTATTAAGAGATAGAAGTAGATTTATAGTAACTATAGGTGTTGATTGGAACCATGATCAAGTCGGAACAAGAATTGTAGTAATTGCATATGATAAGCTAAATCCTCAATTTAGAATCATTGAGAAAGCAGCTATATCTCTAGTAGGGTATACACAACAAGCTGCTATGGAAAAGATCATTCATCTTAATAGGAAATATAATTGTGACCATATATTCTGTGATGAAGGCTTCGGTGCTACTCAAATAGGAGATTTAAAACGAGTTGGTGAATCATCTATAGGAAAAGTTCCTAAAGGCCATCCAGACTTAAAATTGTTAGATGTACAATCTGTAAACTTCTCATCCAATACAGAATTTAGAGATCCTATCTCAGGTGAAATGTATAAAACACCTACAAAACAATTTGCTGTTCAAAATACTGTGTTAATGTTAGAACGAGATATGTTATCTTTGCACCCTAAAGAAGATAATGATATCATTCTGCAAATGAAAAACTATATTGAAAAGTCAAGGACTCAAAATAGAATAGTATATTCATATCTAAGTAAAAAGATTGGAGATCATGATCTAGATGCATTTATGATTGGATTATATGGATATAGAAAAATCTATTCATCATTATTTGAAGGTTCCGTATTTCAAGCAATGATTAAGTTTGCAAACAAATCAGACCCAGGTAGTACTGAAAATAACTCTCCAGAAGTAATTCCAGAAGATATTTTGATGCACTCTCCTGTAAGATTCGGAAAAACATTAAAACAATTTAACCCAAGATTAAATAAGATCGGAATCGGGGGTAAGTCAAGAAGGAGAATCTAATATGAGCTATGTTATAAACACTAATGAGTCTGTCTCTACGATGGCTCTAGCCGTTTATGATGAGAGAGATGAAGTATTAAAAGAAGTATCTGAAACAGATTTAATATTTACAGTTAAAGCTAATCAACGAAATATTAAAAGACTATATCTAATAGGAGATTTGCTTTACACTAATAGTGTAACAATTTCTGTATCTGTTTCAGATACAGCTCAGTACACTGCTAGGGTATTAGCAGGTCTTGAATTTACAAGATATAGCGATTTTGCAGATAAAACTAATACAATCACTATTAATTACAATACAGCATCTCATAAGTTCTTAAATGCCTTAGCAGTAGATATTCTTTTAGAATCTAAGACTTTCTCTACAACAGATGTTCCACTTTCTATAACAATAGGAGTAAATTCATGATTATTTTAGATGAGTCTCCTTTAGCTTTAGGATATTTTGATACAGTGTTGGGAGGAATTAAAGAAGTAAACAATATTAAATTTAATTTAAATCCTTTTGAGACTAAATTATTTACTTTATACATCTACGGATCTAGTTTAGAAGTTGGTAATTCAATAGCTCTCTCTACAGCAGTTAGGGAGCTAGTTAATCAGATAAGAATAAAAGTGTCTATTGAAGGATCTCTATTTGAGACTAAGTACTGGACAAATATAGATAGCACTACTGTGATGACTACTGCGGAACCTATAAAAGTTTTAGTAGAAGTAACAAACACAAGATATACAGAATTAAATAGTTCTATCATTTTCTCTCTGTCGCACTTTAAAGGAGAGTACTTACAAGCTATCAGTTATTATGGTGCGCTAGATACAACACCAAATGGCTACAAAGTATTAAAAGTTGATCCAGAAATCTTTAAAGATAGAATGATTACAATAATTCCTACACCAGATAATTCAGGAACTACATACTTAGCTTACTCGCATGGAAATTCTCTTATAATTTTAGACAATGGTACAGCTATTCCTTACAATCCTGTAGAGAGTATTATAATAGATAATCAAGAAGCTATAGTTTCAGGTCCTGGGTATTATAAATGGGATACTGGTGAATTTATACAGTGGGAGAATATGTAATGTTAAGTGCAGAAGAAAAAGCTTTATATGACTCAAGTATCAATGCTTCAGAAGATTTACGAATGAAGCTAAGTAAGATACGTATTAAAGTTAGTGGTAGAGATAGTCCAAGAGTTATATCAGCTATAACAGCTTTATTCGGGGTAGAATATATAAACTCTCAAGGAGATTCATATATTACATATGATATGTATTGCTCTGTTATTAATTTAATTAGAACTCTAGGAACCACTACTGCTGAGGAGATGTTATGAGTAATGTAAATTTTTCAGCCTTTATGGATGACACTCAAAATACATATGCAATGAAGGATATAGCTGAAGCTTATATGCAAATGTATCAATATGCTGCTGAAGACTTTACATCTCAACCTGACATTGATACATACATTAAAGCTGTAACAGCATGGATGAAGTCTGTAGATAAGAGATTAACTCAACAAATGATGTTAATCTCTTCACATACTCATATGATTCCTCCCCATGCGCATCCTGGAGGAAAAGGAGGTCCAATACCTCTAATTACATTGACTCCTATCAATGCAGCCTCTATTAAATGGGCAGCTATTCCTTATCCTCAGTATATTAACACAACTTTAACAATACCTAATATGAGTGGTAACTTTATAGCAACCTCTGTAGCTTCTGAAGGAAGTATTTGGCCTAAGATTAGAAGAGCTAAACAAATACCTATCACTCTAAAACCCCTACTATCTCCTACGTTACAAGATAGTTTGAAATCAACAGTAGGTGGATAATGGATTTAACATATAAAGAACAGAATACAAACTCTTCAGAGATATTATATAACTGCGAATTGATTGCTAGTACATTTGCTGATGCTTTAAAACAAAACAACTGTATGCTAATGCTTACAGTTGGATTACATCAAGAATTAAATGATGCTATTAAAGACTTAGAAGATATTTCTAGAACAATAGATGATACAGATAAAGAGTTAAATGATTTAGAAGAATCTCTTGATCAAACAATCTTAGATAGTGTTCAAAGTATAATTAATGAAAGTAAAGCTAAGTGTTATTCATGTAAACTATCAATGCCTGAATTAGAGTTTAACTTTGATTTAAATGCTATCTTAGGTAGACTACAAGCTCTCTTTAATATATATACGGATATGTTTAAAGTCGGTAAGTTAGATCTATGTCAAGCTGCTTATTCAATTAGAAACTCTTGTCTACCTGATATTCTAAAATTAATTATTTTACTTTTAACTGCTTATGCGTCTATAATGATGTTGAAAAATATTTCTAGTATTTCTCTACTTGCTTTCATAAAAGGTGTATTACAAACTCTTATATCCAAGATATTTTCAAGCCTTAAAATATCTGTAGGTATAGGTTCTACTAATATTTCATGTATTATTAATGCTTTTAAAGAAATAGCTGACTCTTTAGTTCCAACTAATGAAAGAATTATTCAAAATTTAGATAGGGAATCTCAGATAGCATTAGGTATAGTGCAAGAAACAGATCATTCCCCACTCTATAATCAATACGTAGAAGACTTAGATACAGGCATTAATAAGATTACTAAAGAAGCAAGTGAGCTTGATAATAACATAGAAAAGTTAGAAAGCCAGTTGAATGAAACATTCTCTAAAGTATCAGAAGTTCTCACCAGTTCTACTAAAGAAGTTAACGACTATATTGCAAATCTATTAGGACTTAAAACATCATTTGAATGTGAATCTAAAAGAAGTGGAACTGATGTTTCTGATGTAATGGTGAAAGTAAACAATTTAATTCAAGTGTTAAATTTACTATCAGCAGTTGCTGTAGCAATAGCTAAGAAAGAAGCTAGGGATAGAATATGCTCGACAAGTAATCGTATTAGTAACATATCTACTAACGATGTATCTGATGTTCAAATGAAAGATATAGTAGAAGAGTACTATCAGAAGGAAGCTGAGATTGTTGAGAATGAAGATAATGGTATTCAAATTATTATTTATGATAAACCAAAACCAAGTGTTCTCCCAAAATTAGATTTACTAGATTGTTCTATTAATGACTTTACCACTTCTCACACTATTGATAACATTATTAAGGTAACAGAAGACGCTGTAAGAGAAGAATTAGATAGGCCTACAAGACCCAATACATCAACAGATGGAAATACTAATACTTATATAGTTACTAAGCCTCCTATTAATGTATTAAATAATATTGATAATATTATGAGTTTATTATATGATGATCCAAATATTGCAGATGATATTTTATCTGATTTGACTTCTTCATTACCTTCTGATACTGTTGCAACTGATGAGATAATCAACCCTATTGGAAAAGGAGGGTTTGAAATAAATACAGATATGTTTAATATTAACAATAAGAACTCTTCTCTTAATTGTAGATCAATAGAAGATGTTATGACAGTTTTAAAAAGCTTAAGGAGTTAATAGTGGTAGTCTTAAATACTAACCTACGTAATACTAGAAGTCTTAGTATCGAAGATGCACAACAGGCAATTAATTTTAAACAAGTAGGGACTCAGAACTATAGATATGTAGTTCATCGTTTACTTGGTTTGTCTCCAGATCAATATACAGATATGGAATATGACTTGTCTGAATCTTCAAGAATTATTGATACTGAAGCTTTTGTAGCTGAAACGTTTAGAAAGAAAAGACAGTTAATTATAAAAAATGGTTTTGTTCTAGAAGGATTAGATCAAAAGAATATAGACTATATTAATAAAAGATTAGAAGAGTTTGAATATGTTTCTCAACAAACTTTTAGAGACTTCTTGTATGAAGTAGTTGAGAATATGGTTAATTTCAATAATTGCTTCATTCTCAAATATAGAAAAGAAGAATCATCTAGCGGAGAAATTAGATCTATACCATCAGGGAAAACCTTTAAACCTATTGCTGGATTATATGTATTAGCTGCTCCTACTATAGATACAGCTAATAATCCTAAAACAGGACGTATAGTTAAATATAGACATCGAGTAAGTGAGAAGTACAGTAAAACCTTTAATCCTTCTGATATATACCATATACATGAAAACAGAAGAACAGGTATGACTATTGGTACTCCTCCACTAGAAGCTGTTAAAGATGATATTATAGCTTTAAGAAGCATTGAACAAAGAACGGAAGAAATAATCCAAAGAAATGCTTCTCCTTTCATTCATGTTAAAGTAGGTAATGATAATCAGCCTGCCAGACTTTTAGGAGATGGAACTTCAGAAGTAGATATTTATTCTTCTATTATAGACAATATGGATGATTCAGGAGGTGTAGCTACACCTCACAGAGTAGATATAAAGCAGTTAGGTTCTGAATCTCAAGCTTTACGTTTAGAAGGATATCTAAACTATTTCAAAGCTAGAGTATTAGCAGGATTATCTATATCTGAAGCAGATTTAGGTGGAAGCCAAGAAGGTGATGGAGTATATGAATCTCTTAGAGAAGATGTAAGAGCTTACCAAATAACTATTGCTGAATTCATAACTAATTATATATTTACAGAACTCTTATTAGAATCTCCTAGATATAGAAACAGTGTATACATTCCTAAAACTGAAAGAGTTACCTTCAAGTTTATTGAAGCTGATGAGGATAGACGTATTAAATTAGAGTCTCATGCTCTTAACCTATTCATCTCAGGTTTAATAAGTAAAAAGGCAGCAATCAGAGGTACACAATATACAGAAGAAGACTTAGCACCAGATATTATTGAAGAAGATACTTCAATTAATAAAAACAATAGTGTAAAAGCTTCTATTACTAATAATGTAGTATCTAATAAAAATCAGTACACAGAAAAGATGGCAATTAAAGATAATGTTGCATATGAAAATTATTTTGATTATGATGTTGACATGTTTAAAGAAAAAGTGTTTAATGCTTTTCCTAAAGACCTCTTCCCTAGTTCACTGATTACACATCTATATACTAAAGCATTAGACATAAGAACTAAGTATAGTTTAAACTATACAAATAAATTCATTTCTAATGTATTAGAACAATGGGTCTTAGAAAATTAAGGATATCTATACATGAGAATAAACTCAAAAGAAACTTACCAAGTAGGTCATATGCCTATTAAAGATTCTTCTAAAGCTGTTTCGATTAGAATTGAAGCTGCTCATGCAGGGATTGTAAATGGTAATTATATCTTTTATACTCCTAAAGCTTTAGAACAAGGAAGTAGATCTTTAAAAGAGTTTTTTAAACCTTTACAAAAGCAACACTATGATAAAACCTTAGGTTATATTTATGATGCTGTTTTTGAACCTAAATCAAATTCTAGACACTTAGATAATATTAACTCAGCAAAAACTGCTACAGACTTAGTACGAGCAGTTAAAGACTATTATAAATCAGAAGAATATAAGAAGAACTCAGAAGGGTTTGGAGTGCTTATCTCGAAAGCTAAACTTTATAACCAATCTAAGATTAAGACACTTCTTCGAAAAGATAAAGGTCATGTATCAATTGCAGGAGATTCAGAAGGAGCTTTATGTAGTATCTGTTCTGGAATTGTTACTGAGTGTGAACACGAATTAGGTAATCGATATGGCAACGAAGTTTGTTTTGCTATTGCTGATAATCTAGAATTAGATCATATCTCTTTTGAAGAGATTCCTGCTAACTGGAAAACAAATACACTAATCATCACTGATTCACAATTATTAGGTAAAATAGAACTAATAGAAGGACAAACAATGAAATTAACCTTAGATGAATTAAAACAACGTTTAGAGAATATTGAAGATGTTCTTACTGAATTAGGTTTATCTGAATATTTAACAGAATATAAAACCACTTTAGAAACAGCTTCAGCTACAGACTTTCTTTTCCCTAAAGAAAAGCTAGTACCTTTAAACTCTAAACTAGCTGTTATCGTAGCTACTAAGTTACTTGATCTATTAGATGAAACAGAAGAAAAAACAACTGTTGCATCAATTGTAGAAAAAGAGTATAAAGAAGTTCTTGGTGAAACAACTCTAGAAGATGCTATAGAAGCTCTTAAAGTTGTAGAAGAAGACACTAAAACTGTAGAGGAAGATTCTACAGATACAGTAGAAGATGATACAACTACCAAAGAAGAAACTACTTCAGTAGAAGAGAATGCAGAGTCTAAAGAAACTGTTCTAGAAGTTACTGATGCTGATCAAATTGCTTTAAAGATTATAGATAGTTTACAAGCTATTGTAGATACTAAGTTTGAAGAACTAGAATCTAAGCTTAATGAAGCTATTGCAGCTAAAGAGAAAAAAGCTTCTATTCAAATCTATGAAGACAGATACGAAGCTGTTCAGACAGAACTACGAGTAGCTAAAGAAGCTGAAAAACAGTTAGAAGACGAATTAAAATCTAGTCTATTAACACAAATTTTACTTCTTAAGAAAGTTGATGTAGAATCTGAATACTATCAAAAGCTTCAAAGTCGTTCTTTAAATGAATTAAAAATGACTTTAGAAGATCATCAAGCATATGCTGAATCAGTAACATTTACTGCAACAAAGGAAGAAGTTAAAGACGAATCTTTAGCTATTACCGATTCTCAAAAAGAGAAAACAGTTACAACTGACTCAGTACCTGGTGCTGAAGCTATCGATACTATGTCAGATAGTGAAGACGAGACAAAAGAAACTAAAACTGCTCTAGAAGTTCAGGATGCAGATGCTATTGTCAACAAAATCTTAGCGGGCTTAGGTAATGATCCATTATCTAAAGGTGAATACTCTATGTTGTACAAAACAACTGCTATTCAACACGGTATTGCAACCGCTAAAAAACTACACACTGTTTTAAAACAACAATTTAAAATTTAAATAAAAACTCTCTTGGAGAATAAAATATATGGCAAACTACAATGACTTAGTTGGTACTCGTCAATCTGTTACTGGCTTTCAAATTCCACAAGCACCAATGGTTCCTAACAACAGCTTATCTGATGGTATTGCTCCAGCTGGTACTTTTAAAGTAGCGCCTTACTTACCTTTAGTTCGTTATAACGAAGATAAGTACACACATGTTGTTATTGGTTCTGGTAAACCAGTTGCTCAAGACTCTAATGGTGCTATCGTTCCTGCTGGTCTTCGTTTAGACTTAGTTGCTTATGGTGTAGCTCCTGCTAACGCTTTAGTTAAATATACACAAGCTGATGTAGATGCTGGTGTTCGTAACGCTGCTGGTGCGCTAGTTACAGCTGGTGAAGCTGTTGTTGCTTCTTTTGCAACAGCTGGTATTACTATCGGTGCTCACATTGGTGTAGCTCCTTATGACATCTTCCGTCATGCTGGTGGTGATAACATCAACCCAACTACTACTACTCATATTAATTTTAACCCACAACCAGTTATTGCTGTTCTTCGTGATTACCATATGCAATACCCTGTAGTTAAAGACGCTGCTACTGCACGTGCTGCTGCTCTTAAAGGTATGGCTGTTATGGTTGCTACTAAAGCTGATGTTGCTTTTGGTGGTTTTGTTACTTACGATGCTGAGTCGAACTTTGTTATCGATGCTGCTCCTACTTTAGCTAATACTGTTGGTCAAATTACAGGTTTACGTGTTTACAAAGATGATACAACTGGTGCAGTTGTAGGTGATCACAACTTACTTGACCGTGTTGTTGCTCCTAACCCAGCTACAGCTTCTGTGTTAAATCAAGTTGCAAACGTATCTAATGACGGTATGGGATCATTCATCACTTATTCAGGTGGATGGGGTGTTGTTGAATTTGGCCTTATTGGTCGTTAATCCAACACATACATGTAAACAAAGAAATTCAATTTTAAATATATAAAGGAAATATATAAATATGACTACTGCATTAGAAATTAAAGATTTTAAAGAACTAGTACAAAACAATGGTAAAGTATCTGATACTAAATTCAGTATTCAAGATGCTCTATCTACTCCTAATGGTCCTCAAGCTTTAGGTAAATTATATACTGAAGTTGTTCAGCAAGTTATTGAAGCTGAAGCTCTAGGTCTTAAGCTAGTTCGTAAGATCCGTCACGATGACATCGTAGGTGAATCTACATCATTTAAATGGATCGGTGCTGGTAATATTCCTAACGTTGATCGTGCAGAATCTGGTGAATATCCAGAGTTCAGTATTCAACTTGGTAAATCAGCTGTTGTACGTGCTCAATTCTTACAACGTGGTCTTGTAGTTAAGATTACTCAAGAAGACATTCGTTACAGCCGTTGGGATATCATCCGTGAGCATATCACTCAAGCTGCTTTAGCTCTTACTCGTGCTAAAGAAAAGTTAATCTTCCAAACATTTGAAGGTGCTGGTGCTGTTATTTTTGATAATAACGATGCTGCTAAAACAGCTTCTGTGAAAGGTCCTGCTAATGGTCGTGACCGTTTTGGTAACAAAAATGGTTCTTTAACTTATGAAGATATCATTGATATGGTTGCTATTATGAATACAAATGGTTATAACCCAAATGTAATGTTAGTACACCCGTTATCATTACCTATCTTCCAGAAAGATCCTATTCTTCGTCATATGGGCTTTGTAACAGGTAATCCATCTGCTTTCTTAAACAGTGGCTTAACTTCTCCAAATCCATACAGCAATGGTACTGTAGATACTTGGAGACGTCAGCAACGTGCTGCTACTGGTAATGGTCAAACATTATCTGATAAAGAAGTTGAGTTGCTTTCAACTGCTACTCCAGAATTACCATCATTCCACCCATTGTCTGGTTTGACTATCATTGCATCAAACTTAGTTCCTTTTGATGCTGTAGCTAAGACTACTTCTATTATGTTGTTAGATACTTCTGCTACTGCTATCCTTAATGAGCAAGTACCTCTTACTGTTGATTCTTGGGAAGAGTACTCACGTGAAATCGTTGCAGTACGTATCAAAGAAGCTTATTCAGTAGATGTAATTGATGAAGGTCGTGGTATCGCTGTAGCTAAGAACATTCCTCTTACTCCTAATGAGCTTTACATTGATCCTCAAGTTACTATTGACGCTAAAGATTTACCAGCTTAATAGTTAGAGATTAAATCAAAAGGAGAGTGAGCTTAACACTTGCTCTCCTCCATTTTAAATAAATATTATTAAGGATAAGAAATGAAAATTCTATTAAAACGTGCCACTTATTATTTTAATGATGGTATTGTCCTCGGTCCTCTTTCTCGTGAAGCAGATGTGGATTTAAATGAAATGAGTGACTCATCTATTCGTAAGTTAAATGCTGGTGTTCGTACTGGTGTTATTGAAATCACTGAAGGTTTTGAAGAGTTTGAAGCTAAAGTAGTTAGTCTTTCAGCTAAGAAAGAAGACGCTCCTGTAGTTGAAGCTAAAGAAGATAAAAAAGAAGTTGTAGAACAAATTAAAGAAGAAGTTAAAGTAGTTGAAGACACAGACACTGTTAAAGTTGAAGAAGTTAAAGAAGAGACTACTAAGAAACCTGCTCCTAGACGTAAAACTACTGCTAAATAATACTGTATACGAGGATTAGTATGATGGATATAAAAATTATTAATAGTGATAAAGAACTATTGTCTTTCCCTATCACACAATCTATAAGTCTTTCCTTATCTGAAAGCATTGACGTTAATACATTACAAAATCATATTATCCTTTTTAGATTATTACCTAATAACAATTTAGTTAGTTTAGTAGAACCATATTCTTACACTCTAGGATACATTAAAGAAACGTTTAATACAGTTGATGTAACATTTAAACTTGAAGAAAGATCAGATGATTTTTTACTCACTGTTACTCCTATTAAACCTCTCTTTCTAGACTCAGAGTATGCTATATATATTACTAGAAATTTAGTAGAAGCTAACTCAAAAGTTGTTAAAACTATTTCTAAATCTAAATCAACACTTCAAACTGTTGTTACAGGGAATGTACTAGATAGAACAATAGAAGTGGAAGTTCTAAAAACATCTGTAATTTCTAATGGTTCGAATGTAGTTGAATTTAAGTTAGATGGTAGTCCTTATACATTAAATCTCGCTCAAAACACATCAGTAACTTTAAATAATATTAAATACATATTTGAAAACACTGTATATCTAATTGGTGAGAAATTTAATGTAACTGTAGATAATGTTGGTGATGTAAGACTTGAAGACGTTTTATATAAGTTTAAGACTGCTCCTTCAGAATCTATCAAACCTCTAAGTCACCAAACACCATCTACAAGTATTGATACTCAAGCTATATTGAATTTCTATCAGCAAGTTAGCACTTCCCCTACTGTTATATTAACCCCTAAATATATAAATCCTAATCTATTTGCAATCACACTTCCTGATGGGTACAAGTTAGATAAAACTAAGTGTATAGATGTAGCAATGATTAGAGAAGCTTTTAATAATTATTTACTAAGTAATATGGGCTTGTATGACAGCAATCATAAATATTCTATTTACCTATTTCAAGAAGGAAATGAATTGTATGTAGAAGTAATATACTCAGATACTAATGATACTCCAGTGGTAATATATGATGAGAATGAATTTGTATTGAAGTATAAACTTAAGAGAGTAGGGATATGACGATAGCTGTAGAGTATCCAGAAATTAAAAATGCCTTTATAGGCAACAAGATTCAAATAATTAATAAAAGTATATCTAAGATAAGAATTCTAAAGATTTCAACAACTTCTTTACTATTCTCCTTTAAATTAAGTACAGATAATGTTACATACAATACAAACTTATATCCTCATATAGATATAGAACCAGATGCAATATTAGAAGTGTATGCTAAAGCTGATACAACAACTGTTAGTAGAATTATAACTAGTAATCTAATTAACCTTGAGGTAGAGTACGTATGAACATAAACCTTAAATTAGCTCTTCCTATAGTAAATAGTGAAGGAAAGACATCAGTAGTGAAAGTAGATAGTTCTTTAATGTTGACTCCCTACTACGCTACAGAAGAAGATATTGTACCTACATTTCCTAATATCAAAGAAGAAGATTTAACTCACCTTAGAAGATTACTATTCAATGCATCTATATCCGTAGACAGATTAACTGACAAGATACAATTTCTTAAACTATTAACTGATTTTCAACTATTTTCTCTTAAAAGAGACTATGTTATTTGCTCTGTTACTAATGAATTTGCTAAGAGAATGAATGCGGATGCAGTTAAAGCTAAAAGTCAAAGTAAGTCTTTAGGAGACTTCTCAGTATCCGTATCTCAAACATCTGATACCACTGTTATCAGCAAGATATTTAGTGACTCTAAGGAGTGCTTAGAAAATCTAGAGACTCTTATAAGAGAGACAGAAGAAACACAAATACTCCCTTCAGAGTTTGTTAAAGGAAGGTATAATCCTAATAATAAGCATACCTATGGAAGACTATGGTGGTTAACTGATTTAGATAATGGTGCAAGAGTTACAGATGGTTATGCTAGTAAGAAATACCTGTATAATGGCAATCTGTACAAGTCAGCTACATTAAATAGGTATTCTAGTGTAGAAAATGTTGACACAGTATCTTATTATTTAAGAGGTGATAATGAAGAATGATTTAAATCTAATAACTGAATTAGATACTCTTCTTTTTACTGATTTAGATACAGATGCTATAAGCAGACCTCTAATTTGGACTAGGTTTAGACGACATGAAGATAACGATAAACGAGTTAACTGCTCTGCTTGCAACCCTAACATAAATGGTTATGTAGAAGGACAGTTAGGATGTCCTTATTGTAAGGGATATGGATATTTAAGTGATCAATCTATAATTAAAGGTTATCTATACAAACAGAATGAAGGTAAAGATAGATACAACCTGCATGCTTTTGAAAAGGTTGGTAAGGCAGATACAACCTCTTACGTATTAGTTACTCCTTATGATGTGAAGCCTCTAAATGAAGACTATATAGAATTAGTAGATTTAGATAGTAATGGAAAGATAGCTATGCCTCTCAAAATGACAGAAAGATTAAAAATAATCTTTAACAGGTCTATGAGAGCTAGTACAAATAAGACTGATTTTAATATTTCTTATTTAGGAGGATAATAGATGTCTAATGACAGTATTTTTAAAGAAGTTATCCAATTCAGAGATGAACTCCTATCAAGTGATTTCAATCATATTGAAGGAGACTCAATAGAAGAAATTTATAGTTTTGGCAATAACATTTATCAGTTGTTTGATGGTTTGCTAGACTTATTTAAAGAGCTAAACCTTTTATCAGATTCTGGAGACCCCTCTCCAGAAAAATTTAGATTTATTCATGCTTACCCTGATGAGGTTAAGGATGCTGTAATTCCTAATATTGTTACATATAATATAGTTAGAAGAACTCCTAGAGTGACATCTAATTCTAGTATAAATACAAGACCAGTAACTAAACATGGACCATCAGTTGTTGGTGAGACGTATAATCAAATTACAGGTAATGTAGAAGAACAATATAAATTAGAATTTGACAATGTTGTTGCAATCACAATATTTTCAGAAAAAGCTAGAGTACTAAACAACCTTGCAAGACTAATAGAATCTATTTTTTTGAAGTACTCTAGTTATATTAAAAAATTTGTAGACATGTATATTTATCTAGGAATGAGTGACATACGTTACTTAGATAAATATGAAGATCAAGCTCCTTTGTACTGTAGAGAACTTCAATTTAAAGTTATGACTACAGAGGTATACAAACAAGAACTTGAACATATTAAATCTATAAATCTTCAACTTAATTAATTTAGTTAACTAAAGGAAATAAAATGTCAAGAGTTGGTATTACTTCTGAAATTTTAGATGGCAAGTTAAATCCACGAGTAAGTCTTCCTGAAGATGTAACTCTTGTTGTAAGTCGTTCGACTACTGGTCCATCTAATCAGTTGTACTCTGTGTCAGATACAGAAACAGCTAAACAAATTTATGGTGCAAATTCACCTATTATTCAATTAATGAAACATGCTTTTGCTGGTGGTGCTCGTAGTGTAGCTCTATATCGTATTGGTGGTCGTCCTGCTAGTATTGAAAACCTTTTTGGTGAGTATACAACTTTACGTACAACTGCTGCTTCTGTAGGTGCTGGTTCTAATCTTAAAGTATATGCTGGTCCACGTGTAAACGATCCTGAAACATCTATTGTAATTGTTTATGATGGTGCTAAAATTGTTTATTCTAACTCTCCAGGTCAAGAGATCGATACAGGTGTAGTATCTTTAGAAGGATTTGATTCTTCTGATTTCCAATTTATTATTGGTACTCCATCTGCTCCAGTTCCATTTGCAAATGTAGTAGATAACCTCAAAGCTAAGTACGTTGAAGCATTCGTTGCTGATGGTGTTGCTTCTGCTTACACACTTTCTCAAGCAACTATTGACTCAGTTGTTCAAGTTGTTAAAACATCAGCTACTGGTGTTATTAGAACTCTAGCTGCAAACGAATATACAGTTAATGGTAATCAAGTAACTATTACGACTAGCCCTCAAGCTAGTGAAGTAATTCAAATTACTTATACCAAGACTACAACTGCTGCTGCACATGATATCGAGTACCACGCTGGTGAAGATAACATGGGTGCATCACTTAACAAACTTTATGAACTCTATGATTCAGCTTTTGTTGATTTAGAAGCTTATTCTGTATTCTCAGTTGTAATTGAAGACTTATTTGCTGCTAGAAATATCAGTTCAGGTGATGACGCTACTGCTGATCGTCTTACTTATGTAAAACGTACAGAAACTGAAGAAGGGTTTGAATATGAGTGGTCTCAATTTAAGCATCTATATCAAAAGCTAAGTAACCCTACTGAAACTACTACTAATATTGCAGAAGCTGCATTAGATAGTAATGGTCAACCAATCATTGTTGATTCTTATCATGAAGTAGACTTTGCGCATAGACTAGCTATGTGGGCTTGGACTCAGTCTGATATTGCTCATTATGTGAATGGTGTTATTGGTCCTCGTGGTCCTAAAGCTAACTTTACATTAGCTATTAACCGCTGGGTTGGTAAATCTCCTGAACGTGATATCTACGGTAAGATCATCGTTAATGGTGAAGGATTACTAGGTAACCGTTTCATGGTTGGTTCTACAACTCATAAAGCTGGTTTCTATGCAACTGATACGGGATTCCCTGATGGCGATCCATTATATGATTCAACTGGTGTGATTGTAGATATTGGTAAACATTTAAGTATTCCTGTACTTCCTGTATTACTTTCTACAGATCTTTTAACATCTGCTGGAGCAAGTGTTGTATCTGCTGCTGCTGCTTATTCAGGTTTAATTACTCAAGTACAACCTGGGGACTCTACAACTAATATTGTAATTCCTGGTGTAACTCCACTATTTAAACTGAAAGCAGATAAGATTCAAGCATTATCTAATGCTGGATATGTAGTTTTCGAACAAAAAACTAAAGGCTTAACAGTATACTCTGGTGACCTAGCAACTAACGATAATTCAGACTATGATTACATCTCAACAGCTATTGCTATTACTCATGTTCTTAAGAACTTACGTAATGTAATCGACCCTTACATTGGTCGTGGTTTAAGTGCTGCTCTATTAGCTGCTCTTTATAACGCAATTGATGTTGAATTGAAAGCTGCTGTTACTAATGGTTATATCAATGGTTATAGCTTCAACTTACTTGGTAGTGATGTCAATACATTAAGATTACCATTAAGTATTCAACCTAAGCATGAGTTACGTACTGTCAACATTACTGTTTCTCTTGCAGAACAAGATTTATTCAGTATCTAATAGGAGATAAATTATGGCTTTAAATCCAAGTTCAAACACTATTGCTGATTCAGGTACATATATCTCTAAAGCTGGTACAGAAATTCATGCTGTTTTTAATGGTAAGAAATTCGGTGACTTGCATATGATTAAGTACGCTGTACAGCGTGATGTAGCTAACGTACACGTTATGGGAACAGTTGATGCTGTGTCTGTAGCTAAAGGTAAACGTTCTACAACTGGTGCTTGTGTATTTGCAGTCTTTGAAAAAGATCGCTTACTTGAAGCAGTTCAAGATAAGTCAGTGTTCCTTACAGAGCACGAACTAGTTAACTATGGTGATGGTAAAACTCAAAAAGGTTTTAACCCTCTTGACACTAAAGCTAATCTAGCTATTCAAGCTGGTGGTACAGTTAGAGATACTTCTGCTTTTGATAACTCAAGCTCTGACTCAGTATTCAATTCATTTGGTAGAGAAGTGAAACCAATGTTGATTGACCAAATCCCTCCTTTCGATATCGTATTGGTAGGTATTTCAGAAGCATCTGGTCATGCTTCTCGTATGGTTATTCACGGTGTTCAGTTCAATAGTGATCAAGGTGGTTCAAGTGTTGATGATCTCTTATTAGAGCGTCAAGTTACTTTTATTGCTAAACGTATTACTCCTTGGGCTGCTCTTAAAGACTTATCTTATGGTTCGTCTTCTTCACTCAATGCTTAATTACATTACTAAGTAACTCTAAAAGGAGAACTCTTTAATTGGAGTTCTCCTTTTTTATTTTATAGGATACAAAGATGGCTTATGATATTGATAGGTACTTAAATAAAAGATCTTCATCTAACATTAGTTATGAACTAGAACAAGAATATATTCCAATTCCTGGTACTTCTACTAGAGTACTTCTTGAATTCCCTAATTATAATATTAATGGGAAAACAGCTATGATAATCTTAGATGATGTCATGACAATTTCTTTTTCCTCATATAGAACTAAAGCACCAGTTACAACTCTTGGACAGACATCAGTTGGAGGCTTTGGTTTAGGTAATCGTATTGTAGCAGGATCGATAATTAGATCTGTATTCACTACAGATAACTTAACAGAATTACAATCTAAAATATTTTTAGAAGATCAAGAGAATATTGCTAAAAGACTACAAGGACTTGATAATGTAATGCCGACAGGACTACCTCTGAAAGATCAAATTGCTATTATTCAAGATGACCTAACTGCTTTTAATATCCATATATATTCCGTATCAGAGAACATTAGACCTCTAGGTAAAGAGAATACTCCTTATGAAAGATTTGAAACAATTGTAGGAGCAGTAATTATGAATACAGGTCAAGTACATTCAATTGAGGATTTAATTACAGAGAGTACAGTTTCCTTTCAAGCTAAAGCTTTTAGATCATCTACAAATATTACAGATTATACTAGAGGTTATGGAGCAACTGAGGCTTTTCCTTCTGTATCATATCTTCTAAATAAAAACATGAATCAAGATGTAAACATTAAATTAAAGTAAGGGGAACTCATGGCTACACCAATATATGACCACTATTATACAGCCTCTGATGTTAATGTTTTTCTTCATTTTCCACCAACAGGAAAGACAGTTAATATAGACAAAGCAGTAGCAATAGCATATACTCACAACATATCTTCTGTTCCAATTTATACATTAGGAAGTTTAGAACCTTTATATTTTACAAGAGGAAATTCTATTGTTCAGGGGCAGTTAGACTTAGCTTTTAAGAGTACTCTTTATTTAAAGACAGCTATAAACTATCTAGTAACTAATACTAAAGAGACTACACCAAAGACAACTAAAAAGCCTGCTAATAAAATGACTACTGAAGAATTAAGAGAGAGTCAAAGAGAAGTTGCAACTGGCAGTGATTTACAAATGGAATCAAAGAGCCTAATACAACAACCTAGTTTATTTGATATTCGTATTGTATATAACAATTCAAACTCTAATATGGCTGGTAATCAAGAAACTATAGTACTTCAAGGTATTAAGTTTACTGGTCAATCTCAAGCAACTAACTCACATGATGACACAGCTTTAGTAGATCGTTATACATTTTTAGCTAAAAATATTGCATAAGGATTATAAGAATGGAAGTACGTAAAAAAACAAGATCAAGACAACAAGCAGAAGAAGTGTACATTCCTCCTCAAGCTACAGAAGAAGAATACCAAGAACCAGTTTTATCAGAAGAAGATAAAAAACTTCAAGAATTATACAATACACTTCAAAAAGCTTATGGTGATAATGCACCACTAATTTCTTCCTTAGAAGCTTGGAAGAAAAGGTGGGGTAATATTCATATCTCAAAAGTAAGTTCTGAGAGAAATGAATATTATATTTGGAGAACATTAAGACGATATGAATATAAAGAACTTAATGTAGGTAATGCTTTAGATGATCCAGAATCTACTAATGAATTATTAGTAGAGAAATGTCTACTATTTCCTGACTATAATTTTACATTTAGAAATCAAACAGATGCTGGTATCATTACAACATTAGGTCAACAGATTTCCTATAAGTCAGGTTTCGTTACTCCTCAAGAAGCACTATCTCTCATTTACATTGCTTAACAGGAGATCTACATGTTTCTCACATCAGGAACATCTTATTACATAATAGCTTTATCAGGCTCTTACATTCATTGTAAGAGCGGATTAGTTATCCCTTCCCCACAAGTTAAAATCAAACTTCTCACCTATTCAGATCTATACAAAATAAACTTAATGGAACAATCAAAAATCTCTTTAGAAGATATATATGAAGAGATTTGTAATAAGTGTGTTTTAGGTATTCAACACTTTGAAGATGAGGAGATAGACTATATTTCATCCCCTGCGGGAATCGTTGGGCATATAGGTCAGAATATTTTACACCATAGTAAAGATGTATTTTTTGACCTTCCTAAAACATTTGAAGCCTTTTCTAACAGTGTAACTTTAATAGATCAGATACAGGCTTTCGTATCCAGATATACATGTACTCCTATAAAAGAAGTTAGAGAAATGCCAATAGATCAACTATTGAAAGATTATAGTATTATACAAGCATCTTTTCCTCAAGAAATACAACCAATACAAGCAACAGAAGATGAAATAAGTAAAGTAGGTGGATAATGGCTAATTACATAACTCCCTCTAAAGAGATGCTAGAACAAGAGGTAGAAGATAAGAAACTAGAAACTATAATAGACATCTCTAAAGGGAGTGCTGTAGTTGGAGCTGCTTATTATTTTAATAAGGAATTTGGTAATGCAGAGTCCTCAGTTTCAAAATTCTATCAAAAATTACTAGGAACTGAGTACTTACAACGTCAACTGAATAAGGGTTCTCCTCTAGCAGACCCTTCAGGAAAATTTGCTAATCAATCTCTAGTTAAATCAATGCTCTCTCAGTTAATGGCTGTAGAAGAAGCTTCCCCTTTACATATATTACGTACATTACAGCTTAGTAATATTATTAATCCTTATGTCTCCATGACTCAAGCAGACCAAGAAGTAAGATTTTCTAAAAGACAAGTACTATTTCAAAAACATTACTTTGAAGCTATGGCTAAGTTTGCTAATAAAGATTTAGATGATAAAGCTATTAAGTCTTTAATGAAGCAAGCAGAACATAATGGATTGATATACAAAGCTGGGAGATTGTATGTAGGTAAGGATGATGGCACTATGGGAGACACGTTTGCTAAAGTTGCTAAACTTTCTTTAGCAAATATTAGACAAGGTTCTGTTAATTCTCCTAATCAAATGTTTCTTAATTACTCTAAGGCAATTGGTGGTCAGATAGATCTAGATAATTATCATATTAACCCATTAGTGGTTATGGGGGCTGATAGTGAAAGTAAGTTTGCAGCTAAATGGGGACAGTCTTGGTTTAAATACGCATTAGAAACAGGTATGAGATCTCTCGATAACCCATTAGCTGGTGTCGAAGAAATGATGAGTGGCTTAGGAGCTGATAGAACATCCTTGTTTCAATCTAAAGCTTGGTTAATAGCTAAAAGACATCTGAATGTTAACTTAGGTACTAATGGAGACTATAACTTAGGAATTAGAGAATCATTAGTTAAATCTGGTAAAAACATAGCTGTGAAATCTGCTAAGATTGCAGTAGGTTATGAAGTATTAGACTCAGTTCTTAGAACTATATCTCCTTCTGATGGATTATTCAGTGAAGGTCTTTTTACTGGTTTAGTTAACACATATGCTAGTATGAGAATAGACTTTGCTAAAGCTTGGTCAGACCGTTTTCAAGGTTACAAAAAGTCTCAAGAAGAAGCCGCCCCTGGCTCTACTAATATTAGTTCACTACTAGCATTACCTTTATCAGGGGCAATGTTTGGAGCTCAGATGGGCTATTTTGGAAGGTTAGGAAAGACACTAACATCTAATGCTGATGAAGCTGCTGATATTTATAATGTAGCTAAAGAATCAAAACTCTTATCCGCAGTAGGGATTAAAGGTGAGTTTAAACCTATGAAGAGAAATGCTTACATAGGGGCTCTAGCAGGGGCTACACTAGCTCTTCCTTTCTTACCTGGAGCTTTGATAGGGTCTAGTTCAGAAGAGCTACAAGAGCTTTACAGTGGCGATAAAGAGGTAGCTCAAAAAGCTAACAGATGGTGGGTAATGGGTGGTAACTCATGGGAAGGAAGTCATACTAAATTCTTTTCTAAACATTTCGTAGCAAGAGTTAACGCTGATGCAACAGATAAGGTTAGATATGGAGATGATGAGACTAAGAAGAAACTTAATCCTCTTCTTCATCCTTTTTCTTACCTACAAGATCCATATAAGTTTGAAAAGATGCACGCTGAAGATATGCCATATCCTATATGGGGTATGGATGTAGGATATGGTTCCATATTTGGTAAGTTGTTTGAAAGAACTGTTGGTCAGATTATTAAACCAGATGTAGTTAACCCTGCAATATATGATTTATCAGAAGCTGCATCTCATTTCACAACTAGAGCTGGAGCTGCTACCTTTATTAAAAATGCGATTTTAGGAAAGACGGGAGAAAAAGATCAAGATCAAAGTTCCTTACTTATCCCTACCGCTGTAAATAGAACAGATGCTAGTTTAATAAATGCAGGATTACTTAGTCATCCTGAAGCTGCTAGATATAATCCTAATGTAGAAGGAGCAGGGTTAGTTTATCAAGCATTAACAGACTTAGTAGGTATTAAAGGATGGGCGGCTTCATTTCCATTAGCCTCCATAGGAATAGACCCTTCAAACGTACCTCTACAACTAGCTAGATCTGGGGAAGCAACTTCAGCAGCTAGAGATTTAGTATCTCAGAACCTAGGCGATATGGCAGGGATGGGTGAATTCCAACGTAAGATTTTAGGAACTTCATCTGGGTCTATTATAGATAGATCAAACCCTCTAACTAATAATCTTCCTTCTTGGTTACCTTCAACTGACTCTCAATACTATATAAACTTTAGAAAAGGTAATGCCTATGATAAGGTGCCTTTAGGTGAAGAAAGAATTGCAGGAGAAGGTTTTGGAGCTTTAAATAAAGAAGTTGAAGGTGTTGATCCAGAAGACTACAGTTTAGTTTATAAGTATAAAGTACTAGCTGACGTTGCTAAAGGGTCTAGAGAGCATATTAGAACTCGCCAGAATATTCTCCAAGCATACAATGCAGGAAAACTTTCAGATAGAGAAACAGAGATTCTAGAACAAACTTTACAGCAAGAACAAGAAAGAGACCAAAAGAAAACTTTCTATGAACCATCTTCAGTTGGGAAACGTTTTGGATTCGGCCCTATAGGTTATGTACAAAGTTCTATATGGGATTTTGTATCTAAGCATAGCGAATCTCCTCTAGAAATGTTAACTCCAATTAGACCTTCTGCTAAGTTTCTACATAATAGAACTGCTATACAAGATTATGTAGAAACTCAACTAGGAGGTACTGATGCTGCTGTATGGACTAACTATTATTCTCACTTCATTAAACCTGCTTTAAATAAAACCAGATTAACATTTGATGGCGGATTTAGACCTGAAGAAAAGCTTGAGAAAGATACAATTAATGAATACTTTGATAAGATGAAACACATCAAGAATAGATCAGATGTTAATCCTTATAATGATTCTAATTCAGTTGTAGCTACGTCCATGTCTGGGTTGAATACAGTAGATAAAGTAATGAAGTTTAAAAAATCATTATCAGATGATGAACGTGATTACTTCGAGTCTTTTTCTAAAGAAACATCAGAGAAAAAGAGGGATATGATTAGATCATTATTACCTTCAGATGTGTTACGAGGATATGAACAGATATGGCGAAATGTTGATATAGCTAAGGATGCTAAAGAGAGAGGTATAAGTGTACAAAAAGCTATTGCTGATGACATACATAATAATACTAATAAACTTAAATCAGCTATGGATGTATCCCTATCAGATAAAGAAAGACAAATAGCTAGAGATAAAGTTAAGTCTAACTCAGATAGCTATTGGAATATGGGTTTTAGTGAATCAGAGAGAATTCAATACACTGAAGATGAGTTGTTAAGACTTAAGATGGCAGACATGGAATCATTAACATATCTTAATAACTCTACTGGAGTTCCATCTAAGAAATTCATGGGTTGGGATCCTAGATTAAAGACTGATGACATCAAGATAAGAACATTATCTGTAGGTGGAGAAGATCTTAAGAGATTTGGATTCTGGCAGAAAGATGAAGAGAGGATGAATCGATTAGAATTCTTAAAACAAGATAACGAAGTAGTACAATCGTTAGATGAAATTAAACATGAGCTTAAGAAGAATAGATATATGAAGCAACAGATAAGTGACTTAATGTTTAAACATGGTTTTAAAACTAACAATATAGATGTAGTTGACTCTAGTTATGGAGATTTAATAATTGAAGGACAAAGATAATGGATAAACGATTAGCAGCTGTTGCCGCTGGAGCTTTAGGAGCTGCATACACTACAGACATATTTGAAAATCCTATAACTGGAGTTGTAAACGCTGGTATTGGAGCTGCAATGGGCAGTATGCTTATTCTTCCTGAAGTAGATGTTCGTAATTTAGCTAAAGTAGTTACAGGTGTTAAACAAGATGAAGTCTCAATATTAGATAGAGCTTCTAGTGGAGTATCTAAACAAGAGGAAAAATTAAGAACAAACTTCTCGACTAGAGTAGAAAGCTTCATAGATAGTTTTATGAAATATTCTGAAGATGATGGATTAGAGAATGGTTTTAAAGAAAATCTAGATACTGTTATAAAAAATTCTAAAAGTATTGAGACCATATTAAAGTCTAGAGGGTATAACAATATTCCTAGTCTTCCTGAAGATCCAGCTAAGTTTAGTGAATTCTTAAAAGGACTAACAAATAAGCATGATATCTCAAGTATCATGCCTCTTTTCTCTGAAGATGCAATCGATTTTGTTAACACTAATGCTGTAAATGCTCCTAAAGTTTCTCAATACACTACTAGAATTGATGGGTCATTATCTCAAGAAGATAAAATTAAAAAACTGGCATCAGTCTTTGAAACTCAGTTTGGAAATAAAGTTGAAGATGCTATGGACAAAGCATCAATGTTTGTTAAACGAGCTGTAGGAGATATTAAGATATCTGATGGTAGTATTATTCTTAATGATGTCGTTGACTCTAAATCTATAACTGTACCTATTACATCTTATGATGCAAATGGAGTTAGATATCATAATGCTGGAAATGGTAGAGCAATGGCTGTAAAAGGATTCTCCCCATTTGCATCTTTATACATGAATGAAGGAGTGTCCTCTTATGCTTATGATTTTGCAGACGGAAGAAGACTAGTTACATTGGAAGATGTTGAAAGAGGATTAGATCCTGAAATGATGTTAAAGTTTCTTCCTGAAAAATCTCCTATGGCTGACTATGTAGGTAATATGAAAAAATTAATTTCATATGACGCCTCAGAAGCTGCACATGAGATAATCGATGGACCTAACTTTACTGTAACATCTCCTCAACTTAAGAACTTATCTACTATTACTTCTTTAGAATACCAATTGAATATTGATTCACAAGGTAATATTAATCAAAGAAGACCTCTTATTACTCCATCTAGTTATTTACAGAAAGAGGGAGGAGGAAGTGCTGTAGCTGATATAGTGATTAATAAACTCTCTATTGATAATAAAAGAGCTCATAAATATGGTATTGGTACATCAGGAAATAAGTCATTGGATATCCAGACCAATCCTAATAAAGGTACTATAGGTATGTTTGTTCCTAAAACTCGTAATCCTAGTGGATCTGTACTTAGAGATACAGCCCCTGTTAAGAGGGGTCAAGGGATGCAAGCTTTAGATATGATATATGGAAATTTTATTAAAGATAATTATGCATCAGCTCAAGTTGTTAATAAACTAGATATTAATAATGCCAAAGCCTTTAATGAATTTGCAGTTGCTTTAACAGGGCAAAATCAAACTATTCTTGCTGATGGTTTTGGTTTGTTTAATAAAGGACATTCAGAAGCATTCAGTATTAAGACTACAGCTGAATTAGCTATTCCTCTTGACAATAGAACCTTAATGCTTAATAAGGACCTGAAAGAAGCTTTAGAATCTCCAAATTTAAATGATTTTTTAAGAGAGAAGGGTGGGATTAACATTGGAACAGATATTCTTGGGTACGATGCTAATGGAAGACCGTTCCAATTAGGTAAACAATTCTCAGAAGGAATTATAAAATCAGGTAGACGAGATAATAATGGAAGACTTTTACTATCTATAGATGCTAGATTTAATCCTCAATCGGAAGAGAGTTTGAAATTCTTTTCTGTAGGGTCTAAATCATTAGCAGAGGGAATAGAACAAACAAGATTTAATATTCTTGCATCTGTAGGTTCGTTAATGAATGAAGGTTTAGTATCATTTCAAAACAATGTACTAACAGCTAATGATACTGCTCCTGAAGCTCTTAAACTTGCACTAGGGAACGGACTAGGATTAGACGATATTAAAAGACTAGATCAAAATAGGCATTTCTCTGTATTTATGAGACAAGATGTCTCTATGATTACAGAAGCTTCTAAGACTGGTATGAGTGACTTACAACATCTTTTAAATGCATCTCCAGATGATGAACTCTTTCAAGAATTTGCTAAAGCTCACAATATCACTAAATTATTAATGGATAATCCAGCACAGAAGAGATCTATTGTTACAGCTGCTTTCTTAATGCAAGAAAATAAAGCTAATGAAGATATAACTTCTGCTATCGCTACTAGACTTATGAAGCCTTTACAAGATTTAAAAAATCAAGTTTCAGGCTCTAAAGACTACAGATCTATTGTTAACTTAATGAATGCTGGTATTATACCTAAGACTAAAAACTTTACTCCTGAATTGATTGATCAAGCTATAAATAATGTAGCATCTGCATGGCGATCCGCTACTAGTATTAATAAATACTATAAAGGTGATAGATTAGCTCAAATGGAAGATTTAACTAGACTTGTTGCTCTTTCTGGAATTGATTCAGATTTAAGAGGAGGTGTTTCTAGTACTATTGGTACAGTTAATAAAGGTAGAGCGAATGTAGGTACTGGAAATAAAGCAAGTATGTCATGGGTAGCTAGAACAAGTTTACTAGGTTCTGGATATTCAAGAAAGCAATTAGATCTTTTTGGAAAGATAGATGACGGATTACTGTATGAGGTTAACTCCCTACAAAGAGAGACAGCCTTTCAAACTAAATCTGTGAATTCGTTTATAACAGGAAGAGAAAAAGAACTTAGTTCAATACTAATGAATACAACTCCTGAACAAAGGATTAGTAGACTTAGAAGTGCTTTTGCATACGATAGTAAAAATCCTTATATTAGTTATAATTTTAATTACACTGATCATGATATTAAATCTCTTAATTTCTCTCTCATTTCAACAACAAGAAGTGGTAAGTTTGATTTTAAAGACAGAGAGTTAATTAAAGAATTAGAGTCTAAACGCTTAGATTTACTTAATCTAGATATTGCTTGGGGAAGAGCTTCAGGTAAAGAAAAAACTAGATTAGGAAAAGAACTCAAAGCTGCTCTAGATAGTTATACTACTTACAGAACAAATATGTTGTCTGGTGATAACAGTTTAATGAAAGGAGCTTTAAAACTTTACAATGAGTCTTCAGGAATCTATGAAGTTAAACCTGTAGGAGGAGCTACTGAACGTCTTTTTGCTAAATCAGAATTGAATGCAGATGGTTCTTATAAAGGAATTTCAGACAAGGTTGTTATGTCAAAAGGAGGAGTAAGGGAGTGGGCTTCAAGATTAGGTATTAAGGCAAAAGATATAAAGTTATTAGATACAGAAGAATTAGGTAAAGGTGAGCAGTCTCTTAAGAGAGTTATGTATAGAGATGCTGATGATAGATTAGTTCCTCTCTCATTAATGGCTTCTCGTGAACCAGCACAAGGTACAATGTCTTCTCAATTATTAGATGTAGTTCTTGATTCAACTATAGATCATAATGATACTGCTTTATTCTTCTCTAGAGGAAGTGCTGCTTGGTCTATTATGATGGGTGGAGACCACGATCAAGACCAAGCAGCTGTATTAGGAAATAAGCACTCTTACTCTGAGTATAGAGACTTGAAAAACACAGCAGATACCATTAGAGAACGTAATGCAACTCATCTTAATGACTCATTACTGATGTCACCTAAAGGAAGTACTAAATCAGCAGTTACATTAAATAACTTTGGAAGTTTAGCAGAGTACAGTGAATATAATAACAAATCAGCTATGCAAGGAACTATTCGTAAAGATATTTCTCCTATGGCTACAGAGTTTAAGATCAATGTTAGTGAAGCTGTTAAGAAACGTTTCTATGGGGATGCAGACTTAATTACTGAAGCTGAAAATGCTTTATATAGATCTGTAGAAGGTCTATTAAAAACAAGTCACATCAGCACTGAAGACTTTACAGGTACTATGGCAATACAACAACTAGATTTTGCAAGAAGACAATATGTAGAAGGGGTATATGACAGTGATAAGTACGAGAAAGTTTTAAGAGAACATATACCATCTATCCTAGGATATGACGAGAATAAACCTAATGCAGAAAGACTTTCTAATATAGTTGATAACTTAGTTAGTGCTGAAATAGATCAAGCTAAACGAGTTCATAGGGAAGCCTTCACTCCTACTCAAATCAATAAGGGTGAAAGATCTGCTGCTCAGACTACAGCTAATATAGGGTCAATATTAAAAGCTCAAGATATTGTAGATGTAGAAGAAGGAATAGATATGACTCGTTCTCCACAGCAGTTGTATCATGGTGCTACTGATGCTATTATGGATACGTTTAAACGTAACAAGAGTTTAATTGCTGTTGGATTATCAGCAATGGCTGGAGTTTCATTATTAGCTAGAGAACAACCATCATTTAGTGATTCCAGAGATAATGTAAGGATGCATAATACTCAAATGTTACAACAAAGAATAGACCCTGAAACAGTAGAAACAGGAATAGAAACAAATGTTAATAGAACTAACTACATTCAGCCTCAATACAATTCTAATAAAGCTGTTAGAATGTCTGGAGACTTTGTAGAACAAAGTTATAACACTTATGAACAATTCCCTTCTGACTTAATGGATTCAGCTGACACTCAAGTACAATCATTACAAAATGCTGTATTTGGAAATGATATGAGAAACGCAAGATTAAATATTACAGACTTATAATAAAAGGATAATAATATGGATACACCAGTACAGTTAGATACTTTATATTTTACTGCTGCTGAAGAAAAAGAGATGTTTGTTATTAACGATATTGAGGTGGGTGTAAGCCCATCCGATATCATGATGTTTGATAACAACTATGTACATGAGCAGACATTTGTTAGATCAAACTCTGTCTTTTGTTACAGATCAAAATACTCTGAAACTAAAGTAACACTAAACTTTCCCTTTCAAATAACCCCTCAAAATTTAGTAGCCTCTGGTGAAGACTTAGAAAATAATACGTATAACTGTATTAGATTAATAACTGAGTTAAACAGCTATCCTTTCTGTTTTATTAAAAGTCCTCGATTAAAAACTTACGTATCTCCTGCTATGACATCTACAACAGACTACTTAATGTTTGCTGTAGAGGAACTTGCTGTTGTTCAGTCAGCAGCAGCTTCTAACTTATTATTGCTTGAAGTTACTTTAGTGTATTTTAACCATGCTCCATTAGCAGCAGATTTTCAATTTGTTTCTAATAAAGTCGTAACTAAGTCAGGTACATTTAGTACAACAGAAGGTACTGTTAAGACAGAGAGAGACTACATATCTTTTGAAACTCCTAAAGTTGTTTCTAATTTAGTATCTTCTGATATTTGGGCTCAGTATATTAATCCTAAAGTAGATAAAGTTACTGAGAAATTAGAGAATAATGGTTTATATGAAAAGATGATGAACTCTAAAACCACACATGCTGGTTTAGATGTTAATGTCTTCATTCCAATGATTTCTACAGGTATTGAACATGCTGCTAAGTATATGGCAGATGATGATGGGAAGTTATTAGCTCCAGACGCTAAAGTAGTTGTAACTACTGATATGGCTCCAATGGATGATCTAGATCTTCCTAGAAGTATTCGAGAAACCTTAGATCAAAACTTTGACGAGTCTAGATTTGAAACTGATTCAATCAAAGGCATGGTAGGTAGAAAGAAAGTAAAAGATAGTAAAGACACTGATAGTACAGATATCTCTTCTACTAATGAAGTTTCTAATAAAGAAGAAGCTGTTAATAATGTAGGTAAGGATGGAAGCACTCCAAGAGGATACAAACAAGTTTATGTTCAATACAGTAAAGCTTCTTTTGCTCAACTTGGTTTAGCAGTACAAAAGATAGAAGTACGAAGAAAGAACATATTAGCTATACAAAAAATTGGTGCTTATAAACATCCTATCGTTCAATTTATGGGTAAGAGAGCTGCACAGACTACCATACAATTCTTAAATAACTCTGATGGAGTTTATAGCGAGTATGATGAAGATAGTGGTATAGCTTCTTTTCTTACTAATGCTTTTCAGATTCTAGATGAAAATAGAAGACTATATCCTGAAGCAGAGGCTTATAATACATTAAAGATTCATTCATTAGCTTCTTTTCTCTTAAACTCAGAATCATCAGTTCCTAATATTAATAACTTAGTAGCATCAGCAGATAGAAATGGTATTGAAACAATGATCTATCACTTTGCTGAAACTAATGTAGAAGGATTATTTGATAGTAATAGATTAGAGGCTTCTGGAGCTAAATCTATTTCTAAAGCAAGATCAGAAGTATATGGAATAATTCTCACATGGTTAAAAGAATTTAATAGATTACTTTCTAAAAGTAATAAAGAAGGCATTTATCATTTTGCTAATATGAATCAAGACCAAGAAGTTGTCGCTACCTCTTTAGATATATATGAAGATATTGTAAGAGTTACATTAGCAGGAATGAGAGATTTAGGATTAGATAAGCTCAAAGGAGATGCTGCTGTAATCAAAACAGTAACAGATCAATTATCTGATGGAGAGATTTCTCTAGGGAGTGCTAATAAGTTTAGGAAATATTCTTTTGTTTCGTCTAAATCTAGAGTGTTAAGTTCTGGCTTAAACTTATATGTAGATGCTTCTGAGTCACCTGTAGACTACTTTGATCCTTCTTATTCAGTTAGAGAGATGAGCATTAGTAATTATCATAACTGGTTCTCTGGTTATGCTATTCAAATCCTTCAAGCTAAGTTAGATCAAATGGATGGGAAACCTATTAATTTAACAAATATTCAAATCAGTGATACACCATCTTCACAATTTGAAACCTTAGCTACAACTATTATCAATAAATTAGGAAGAACACCTGAAACTATTCCTTTTGGAAATTCTTTCTCAGATAGTCAAAAATTCTTTATTAAGAATATGATTGACACTTACATAGGTTCTATGTATGGACAGAATCTAAGCGATTTAAAGTTAGAAGACATAGAAGAAGACTATGATGTAACTAAAGATGTTGTTATTCAAAGTACAGACCCTTTCTTTTTCTTATATACTGAACCTCTTATTGCTGATGAAATGAAAGCATTCTTTAATGATAGTTATAATGAAGAACAATTAAATAATAAAGCTTTAGAAATAAACGAAGATGCCGAGACAGTAAAACAGATGTCTTCTATAGAAGTTATGCTTGGTGCTAACTACAGAAAGCTTGAAGAGGTTGATTTTAATGAGAGTGATTGGGCAAGTAATCCAGCTGAAACAGGCGTTGTAACTGTATGGGGAGGAAGTGTAAATCTTAAGCCTTCGAAGAATGTATCTGAAGCTATTGAGTATGCTTTATCTGTTTATGGAATGTCTGGAGATGAAGAACTAAGACAGTATATGTATAAAACTGCTTATATTGAGTCTAGACTCGGTACTAATATGGGATCAGGTCAAACTTATAGAGGTTTGTATCAATTCAGCAGAGGTGCTTTAGATAGTGTTCTAAGAGCAAATAATAAAGCGTACGCTTCAAAAGGGTATAAAAATTTAAGACCAGCAGATGCTGCAAAAATTGCAGATAAGATATGGAGTGATTCAAGTTTTATTAGAGACTTTAAATCAAGTGCTGTCGCATTTTTAGATAGTATGTTTTTAGTTCATGGTGGAAAAAAGACTAATCCTAGAACTGGTAAATTTGACATGCCTTATACGTATGCTGGACATCAACAAGGTGGTGGAGGTCAAATTAATGTAGGGATTTATCTAAAAACTGGAGTTAGTCCTGCTGTAGGAAAGTCAGCTGAAAATTTAAGACAGAATTCATCATCTACATGGGCTAACTGGTACGCAGTTCATTCTAAAAAATATAATGAGTTGGCTCCATATGCAGGAGCTCCAGGAGTAGATCAAGCTAAGAAAGATGCTAAAAAACAAGATGCACTAACTAAGCAAACTGTTAGTCAGCCTTCACCTTCCTTTACATCTGCAAGTGCTAGAAATGGTACTTTAAAAACAGGTCAAACAGTAGTCGGATATGTTGTAAGAGAAGTAGATGGTGATACATTAGATGTTCAGTATACTGTTGATGGTAAGTCTATTATTCAACGTATTCGTGTTGCTGGGTTAGATACTCCAGAGACAGATAAGAATAACTCTAAATATAATCCTAAGACTGAGAAGTATGGTCAACAAGCTAAAGCAGAACTTGCAAAACTTAGAGGAAAACAAGTAAGTATTTCTGTACTAGGGGTTGAGAATGATAATTCTGAATATTCTGTAACACCTAGTACAAAAGTTCGTCTAGTCGCTAGTGTAACTACTGTCGATAAGACTAATGTAGGATTAGATATGATTAAGAAAGGATTAGCTAATGTTAATACTATCTTCTCTACTAACCAACAATATACTGCTGCTCTTGAAGCAGCTCAACGTAGTAAGAAAGGTATGTGGGCTGAATTACCTGCAAATAAAACAGGAGCTCCAACTCAACAACCAATCAGAAAACCAGTAACTCCAGAGTTTACAGGAGAGACAGGGAATAATTTTCAACCATTTGCTAATGGTCAGAAGTTTCCTATTAGTTCTCCATTTACTTATGGTAAGCCTAGACAAGATATTAAACGTTCTTCACCTCACAATGGATTAGATTTAGCAGCTACTAAAGGTACGACTGTAATTGCAGCAGCTTCTGGTACAGCAACATTTAGAGTAGCGAGTGGTTATGGATATTTAGTTGAGATTGATCATCATAATGGTTTTAAAACTAGATATGCTCATTTATCTAAATCCTTTATTGGTAAAAAACCACAAAAAGTAAATGCTCACCAACCTATTGGATTATCTGGTGGTGTTAAGGGAGATATAGGTGCAGGAAGTTCTACAAATGCTCATCTACACTATGAAGTTCATTATAAAGGACGACCAATACATCCTTTCACTACTAAACAAACATTAGATAAATATGCTGAAGGTTCTTTAGTAGAAGGAGAATTCTCAACATATCCTCAAACAGTAGAAAATAGTGGAATATATACCCCTCCATCTTACAATCCTCGAACAGGTATTACTCCTGAAAATACCGTATACAATGAACAGTACCTAGCAGAAGCTATTATTGATAATGCTAAGAAGTACATTAATACAGGTATGAAAGTAGCTCTTCCAGCTATTAAAGTGTATATTGTAATAGGTAATGAGAATGACGGGTTAGGATTAAGTTCTTCGCTGACTGGTGTTCAATACTACGAACTAAATGGTGTTCAAGCTTTTAAGATGGTTTGCAATAATGATAATAATCCTATTGATGTTGCTATCATGCAAGTTATTAATCCATCATTTATGCATACAGATGCTTGGACTAATCAAGCTCCTCCAGGTGTAGATTTAACTAAAGTAGGTACAGATTTAGAAACACAGCTATTGAAGAGTAGAATGTTATTAAAAGTTGGTACTAAGCTTCAAGTCAGACTAGGTTATGGTAATGACCCTAATGAATTAGATATTGTATTTAATGGAGGTATTGTTGAAGTTGGTAACAATGAAAATAATCAAATCATGACTTTAGTTTTAGAAAGTTATGGTAGGGAGTTATTACAAGAGATTGTTAATCCAACTGCACCTGAAGAATCTCCACAAGTTTCTACAACCAGTATTATTGGTAAAGCATTACAGTCTAGATCAATAGATCACTTTGGTGCTACTAACAATTTAATTAAATGGTTCTTTAAAGAAGGCGGAGAAGATCCTGAACAAAGATCTTTAGTGCCAGCAATAGATATTACAGGAAGAGCAGGATTCTTTAACTTGTTTTCAGCTTCTACGTATAGTTCTAGACTTTACATGAATATCTTTGCACCAGAGATTGAAAATGTTGATAACACCTATAGTAGTTTATTAAGTTCTTTAATTGATGGTCTAGGTTGGTCTAATAAACAAATGTTCCCTACATTCTTTATCTATCAAGCAACTGCTTGGGATATATGTAAACAAATGGAATACAGACACCCTGGCACAATATTTAAACCTATGATATTTGAAGATAGAGTAACACCTTTCTATGGTATCAAAGAGCAGATGTATTTTGCTAGAGATTTATCTACTTATACACAGATGCAAGTAAAGGCTAAACTAGAAGATGAGGTTAGAGACAAACAAGTTCGAGATTACTACTCTAGACGTAGAGAACGTATGAAGCCTGTTAGTAATATTCATATGATTTCCTCTTCTACTAATTTAATGTCTAATGGTATTAAATTAAATTCACAATGGAAAACTTCTGTAAACGTTTCTTGGTTTGAAGACAGTGATGACTTTAATGAATATTGGGAATGGCAAACTCAGAAGATGGATGTTGATGACAACTTACTTCCTTGGGAGATCAGAGAAAAAGAATTAAGAATGAGTGGTATTCATGGTAGATACTCTTCTTTCATGTATGGCACAGAGGCTTTGAAAAAAGAAGCTGAAACTATGTACGGAGGAAGTATATTGATAACAGGTAATCCATCTGTTAAAGCAGGAGACTATATTTTTATAGATGATACTGAAAACAGAATGTCTGGATTATGTTTAGTTAGAGACTGTATCCACCACTTTGACCCTCAATTCGGTTTTGTTACTGAGATTACTCCAGGATTGTATGTAGAGCCTGCTGCTTTCATGTATAGTGCATTATGGATTAAACTTATGTGTACATTTAAGGTAGGTAGTAGTAAAATAAGACTTAATACATCATCTGGTTATTCATCTCAATATAATCTAATTAAGGACTATTTAGATTTGATGCAACAGTTAGTAGCAGCTGGAGATAATCCTTCCCTGTCTAACTACGATATAGAAGACTCTAGATTACTTATGTTAACGTACTCAACAGCTATTACTCTTTCAGCTTATATGGGTTGGAGTTTGTCTAGATTTTTAGGGCAAGGAGCTACACCTATATTTAATAAGAAAGGTCTAGTTAGATTTAGTGCTGCCACGATGAGAGGATTGTTTCATACAGGAACTAATAGAGTCTTCAATTCAGCCTTAGCTAAAGTAAAGAAAATAGATAGAGTTGCTAAAACACTATCTTATGCTAATGGAAAGTATACAACTACCAAATCTACTGTAATTGCTTCAAAAGCCTTTCAAAGATTTGCAACATCTAAACCAGTAACCGCTTTAAATGGAATTAGAAACAGATGGTACTATAGATGGACTGCTGGCCTCACTAAAGGAACTGCTAGTCTACTATTTAAAGGTGTTACTAGAGCTTCTATGGCAACCATACATGGTTTTGCTGCTAGTAATCCAGTGACACTGATACTTGATGTTGCTTTAACCTTAATTGCTTCTTGGGCTTTTGCTAAAATAGAAGAAAATAAACTAACAAGACAACCTTTACTATTCTTCCCTTTAATAGCTCATGGAAAACCATATGTTGCTGGTATGATGGGTGCAGTTAGAAATAGTTGGCTTGATAGTAAAAAACTTGAAATTGGAAAAACATGGAATCAAGTTTCTAAAGCTGCTGCTGCAATAGATGCTAATAATGGTGTGAAAGGTGAAAATACAAATGCTGTTGTTAAATTAATAGCTAAACAATCACATGCTACAGCTGAAGCAAAGAATGTTAGTATGGTTAAAAAACCAGTAACTCAAACAGTAACTATTGATCAAGTACAGAAACAATTTGATCCAGATAAAGGAACAGTTAAAAGTCCATTCAGCCCTAAATAAGGAATAATATGACAGTAAAAAGAAGTTTTAAAAAGGTGGCAGACAAAATTGGAAGCCACCAAACTTCTGGTATGGAATACAATGATTCCTTTAAGAACTTAGTTAGTAATGACTATACTAAAAACCTTAAAGGAATCATTAAAACTATCTTTATCAGAAATAATACAGTATTTGTTATTGCAGAAAGGGATCATTCTGATCTAGTATCTAAAAATCCTGAAAGTCAGTACACAGTAGGATCTTTACATGGAGAACATTCATTATTTAATGCTTTTGCTTATGAAGATGCTGATGGATTAACATTAGCAGAACTAGCTATTCCTACAGATATTGATCCAGCTAACAATGTGTTGGACAGATATATTGGAGCTCCTGTTATTGTACAGGAGCAAGATGGAATAGCTATATTTGCTTCTTTATCTAAAGGAGCTTCAGCTCTTACAACTATCCACCCTTCTGTTATAAGAAAGGTTAGAGAAGCAATGATGAAGAACTATAACGGAGAAGATACTAAACCTACCTCGATTTTTGATAGTGTATTTAATCCTCTATGGGCTTCTCTAGGTGTACTTCAAGAGGAATTAGATGAGCTTAAAAAGCTTCAATTTAATTCAGATGAGCATTCAGGTAAAATACTTACAGTTGAAGGTGAAGGTGTTTGGAATAAGGATGTTTCAGGTGCTAAAGATAACGAAGTTATTATCCCTCTTAACAATATAATTCAAGATTTAAATCAATCAGGCATGAAAGATAATTTATGTCATTTACCAACTAGAATATTTTCAGCGAAGTAATATTATGATAATTAAAGACACTGCTGGTTCTTCATCTTTTGTTCAAGTGACTGAAGGATCTTCTCAAATAGCATCGGGACCTGTATCAGTATCAGTAACAAATGATAGTGGTGTATTTATTAATGGTCCTGTATCAATATCTTCATCAATAGACAGAATTAAAGTTGGTGGAGGTATCTTCAGATTTAACAGTATGCTTTCTACTGGCATTGCTTCAACTATGGTTACACCAATGCCAGTTCTAAAAGTAGATTTACCAGTTTCTAATATCTCAACTATGGTTGCTATTGCAGCTATAGCAAAATCAATAGGAATTTAAAATGGCTACATATACAAAAGACTTATTTGTTGATGGAGTTTATGGAGATTTTATCTTGAACGGAGATGTTAGGACTATTCAAGATTTACCTCTTATAAAACATATAGCTAGTGAAAGGATTAAAACTAATTTTAATGATTTCAGATTATTACCTAATATAGGTGCAGACATTGATAGATTTATTGGTAAACCAATAGATTCTAAGATGATAGCAGATATTAAATTAAGTATTATCGTTGCACTTACTTATGATAACTTTTTAGTTAAAAATGAAATTGAAGTGTTGCATTACAGGTTAGACGAATACTCAATCTATTTTAGAACAGTACTAACAATACAAAACAAAGAACTTATAATTGAAAATACATTTAAGAGTGAATTAGTACATGATTAATAAAGAATTAGAATTAACAGTCAATAATCAAAACATTTTAGATAAACTCGCTAGAAATTTAAATATTGGGATTGTTACAGATAACAGTAATATTAAGAAGATTGCTGATGCATTTGATGCAGAGTTAAGAAACTACAGTGATGCAGTAGAAAACTCTATTGCTAATGGATTCTTATCTACAATGGATGATGATTTATTTGAGTTGTTTGCTTCTGACTTTGGATTATATAGAAAAAGATATAATAGAATTAGATTAAGACCTATAGAACAAGTAGCAGTATTAACTGTAGAACAATCAATGCTATTCACTCAAAACTATACAAATTTTACACCATTTAGAAAAGGTGATGTGGTTTATAGTAATGATACTTTCTCTGTTGTAGCTTTATCTGATATCTATTTTTCTTCTACAATCGATAACGTATATCCTCATTTAGAGATTATACTTAAAGATACAACTTCTACATTTGTTATTAATGAAGGTACTGAGTTCAATGTAAGTACACGTCAAGCTAATCTTAAAAGTAATGTACCTACTTATACTTTAAAATTTGAACAAATAGTCGGTATGTCTTTAGTAGAAGAAAATATTAATGACTTTAAGTTAAGAGTATATGAAGCTACTTATTTATCAGCTAACAATGCAAATAGTTTAGTGAATGCTGTCACTAAAGAAGTCCCTTATTTAGTTAGTATTGAGGTAGATGATATATCTGAAGGAAGAGCTTTAAAAGTTATTTATCCTTATACTCAAAATCTAATTGATTTCGGAGTTGATACTTCTATTCAAAGCATTGTTATTCCTATGATTGAGTCATCTATTAACCAAAAGGGCTTATATAAGAATATGGTCTCTGTAAAGGAAGCTGTCCCATTACGAATAGATGTAGAGATTAATACAGGAACTCTTCAGATAGCTGACACTGTTCTTTATCAAACTACTCAAACTTTTAATAAAGCTTTTTATACTCAAAAGACAGTGAGTATTAATGAAATAAAAGAATTCATTATTCAAAATTTAAGTGGTTACAACTTAAACACTAATTCTATTAATATCTATTTTTCTTCTAGTTTATTCTCTGAAGATAAGATCTTAATCACTCCAACTGAAAGTCTTGAAATACCTATTGGAAGATTCTTAAATATAAATACAATAACAGGAGTATCTAATGGATAACAGTGTAGGATCAATTCTAACTATTAGTAATACATCTTTAAATGTAACTGAAGCTGATATAATTTATATATCAGCTTCTAAGAAATACGAGCATACAGTAACAATATCTAATAATGGAATAGATAGTATTTATATATCATCGGTTGCTTATTTATCTAACTCGAATACAGGGCAGAAATATACTTTAAGTACTTCTCGTATATCAGCAACCACTTTTAAAATTATTACAGAGCCTAGAACAACAGAGTTTGCAGACATAGATGAATTAGAGTTAGTAGTACTGTATGAAGACGTAGAATATAGAGCTAAATCTTATGTTTCCCCAGTATATGTAAATTCTAATGCTCATGTAATTGAATTTAAAACAGGAACAGTACCTTTAAATCAATCTAACATGCTATACCCTAGAATTAAGATAGGATTCCCTAGATGGGGAACTATAGAGAAAAATACTATTTCAAATGGCACTAAACTCTTAGAACCTCTATTTACTCCTCTGTACGACTCTTATTTCAAAGTAATTGATTTTAATTTACATACTAAATTCAAAACTCCATACACTAGATTTAAGAGCTTTGAAACAGGTTATAGGCCTCATAGTGTTTTTCAATTCTCAGGAACTACTTATAGAAGAATGTATGAGTGTTCTTCAACTCAATCCTTGCCGAAAAGGATTGACTTAAATTCAACAAACACTTCTTTAACAACTGCTAGATTATTTTTATTAGCTAATACTGATTATGACTATGATTTTTCATTTCTAATTAATACTAGAATTTATTGTAGAAAACTTAATAACTCTTTAGAACAAGATGTTCTAACAATAAAAGGATTAGATTTAAAAGGAGATAGACTAGAAGAAAGAGTTATAGTTGTGGAAGACTTTTACACATGTGCTGTAAATAAGTTTAGTAAAATTTTTACAATCACTTGTAACAGTAGCGTAGTTGTTTCTAATTATGTAAATTGTGTATTTAATCATTTCATTGTTAAGGATATTAACACTCTCCCTCCTATTGTTGATTCTGATTTGTTCGCTTTCTTCCCTCAGTGTATAAAATTCTCAAACAATGAAAAAACAAGAGACACTTTACATATCTTCAATAGTACTAACTACCTTACAGAACCTCAGTATAAGTTTGATTTAGAGCATACAGGAAGAATAACATCTATGTATGTAGATGAATTCTTGAAGATATACTGGACAGACTCCTCTAATAAACTATATACAAATTGTATTAATCATGATCTATCTAAAGACGTAGGAAAAAATCCTTCAAATAATAATAACAATATTATTGTAGTTTCAGATCAGAATACAGCTATAGGAGATTGGGTAGATGTTTCTGTAATGTTAACTGAGTGGGAAGCTAATACCTCAATGGTGCTGCAAGTTAAGAATGGACAAGAGACTCTATATTATGATCAAGATACAGAATCGTTTGTAGCAGGAATTAGATATTTTTATCCTCCTGAAAATTTAGATATCCTTGAAGTCTCTGCTAAAGTTTTAAATGACTCACCCTATATTTTTACAGTATTTGATGATACATTAGAAAAACAGTATACTGCTTCTACTCAAAGTCAATATTTAAAAAGCACACAAGAACCTATAGCAGTAACGGGGACCTTAAGTGTAATAAATGATAAGTTGTCATTAACTGATAATCTAGTAAATACTATAAGCTATAGTTCTGTATCAGATAAAATATTACTTACATTAACATCAAAAGATTTCTCTATGCTTGACTGGGAATTAGATTTTCTTGGTATGAAGATATCTAAAACATTCACGTCCATGCCTGAGGATTACTACTCAATAATTTCTAATGGATCTAATGATAATCCTTTAATTATTGAAATAGATAGAATGGCTGTTATTTATGACTATAATTTAGATAGAGTTCCTATGACACTTAATTTTAAGTATGATACAATGTATAATAGAGGAATTCTTAGTAACGTAGAATTACAGTTAGCAGATAAGTATGGTATTAGAGATAAAGATTTATCTATTGCAGCATCTGATAGCTATATAACAATTCCAATGGATTTCACTAGAAACACAAAGGATATTAATTATGTTGCAGTCTAAAACTACTCAAATATACTCAGAAATAAATACAAGCAACATTGGGTACCAGTATGATTCTAGAGATAAAGAAATATTCTTAGAAGAAGGATATAAATATTCTATTGTTACTACAATTAATGGTGTTCTTATAAGAACTGACATAGATCTGACAGAGGTGCATAATGATAATTAATAAATTGGGTTTATCAGAAGGAAAAGTAGATATTGATCCTGAAGTGGATGCCTTTAACTTTAGACCCTATGAATATTCAGATTCAGATGCTATACAAACATATGAAAAAACAGAAGTATGCAATGTGTCTATAAGTACATCATTTAAAATTCAAAATAGTGTAATGCAAATTGGAACAGAGTTTTATGATATTGGTGATAAAACTCTGCAAGATGTCTATAATATAGTTAATCTATATGGAACTATGAATTTCTTTACAGGCTATGAAAGCTTTAGAAACTTACCAGCACTTCTTCTAAATGATTGTAATAATATGGTATTCACAATAATTGATGGAGATGTTAGTCCTACGGATGTATCTCATCTTAACCAAAATAGAACGATGGTATCTTTAGTTGAAACTACTCCTAAAGTCACCGTGTATGACTATGAGAGTAATATTGAGAAAGACCACACTAAAGTAGGTAATAAGATTTTCTTTAATCCTTCCAATTCAACTAAAATCTATATTCAAAAGACAAGTACTAATTTCAATTTAACTATAGATATGAGTCCTAGACGTATAGCTAATGTAAATGTAGTCAGTACTTTATTAAACTATGGAGAAGTAATATAATGAGTTTTGATATTAAAATTGGAACTAATAAACAATATACTGTTCCTATTGATATCGATAAAAATAAATCATCTATCGTAAACGAATCAGTATTTACGATAGATGATTCAGAAGGAATTTTAGAAGTGGCATCTCACTATGCATCTAAAGAGAATTCATTTTTATCTAATTTTATTTGTGCAGAACAAGTAGACAACAAATCTGTTAAAGATTCATCTGTTCCTACGACAGATAATTTTTATTATCTAATAAAAGAAGGAGCTGATTATAAGTATAGTAAAAATAAACCTTACCAATATACTTACCTTCCTCAAGATACCTTTCTCTCTTTAATTTCAAAACCTTATAATCCTACGACTTCATTATCAACATTACTCATTAAAGCTTCTAGAGGTACTGTATTCTCAACAGGAAAAACACCTACGGCTTGGATGGTATATAGTTTTCCATATGGTGGCATATCTAAGGCTAGTCTCAGGTTTTTATACACAACTAGCACTAATGTTTTAAAAGAGTTAGTTATTGATGATACAACAGTTAAATTAGATACATTAGAAGGTAATATCTATATCAATCAAAGCTACCATGATAAGATTGAACAAGTATTTGGGTTATTTGATATCGAACCTATTAAAATCTTTAAGGCTCCTATCCTAACTCCAAAAGGAGAAACAGTAAATATCTACGGTTCTTTAAAACAAAAGAATTCTTTTGGAGATGTTACTATCAATGAAATTACAGATGATATGAAAATTATTACATTTTCATATAATTGTTTTGTTCTAGCTACAGACCCTTATTTTATTTCTATTGATGGTATTAACTTACTAGGACCTAGATTTATACCTAAGAATACACCTATATTAGTTCAACAGAAATTTAATATAGAAAAAGAGAGTTTTGAAGAAATATACTACAATATGTATACAGGTCTTGACTCGTATGAAAACGAATTATCTACTACATTTATTAAACATGACTATGGTTCTACGTTAGAATACTTTTCTTCCATATCGGTAGCATCAGGATTATTTATCTACAAAGAAAATAGCCAAGGTAGTTATGACACATTAAATACAACTTATTTACCTCTATTTAATCCACAAGATATAATTAAGGAACCTTTATAAAATGACCGATCAATATTTTAAACATACCCCTCAAGCTTTGAGTGATCAGAATCAAGTTGAGAACTTGGCTATCGAAGTTGAGGAAGCTTTTCTAAAAGTAGAAAAGGACTTATGGTCTAACACAGTTAATGCTGCATCATTAGGAAGTTCCATTGGTGACTTAGATACTTATTATTTAAAAGAATATCTTCCAAATAATGGAATTATATCTAATTATACTCAAAAACTTTATTTTCCTCTTCACTCTAAAGAAGCCTCTTTAGATCTTATTCCTGATACTGCCACTTCTTCACTTAATACGGTGTCCATTAGTAACATGTTAATGCCATCGCAAGTGTATACATATAAACATAATGGTTTACTAGAGACTGAATATGACTTTACTTTTGTTAATAGAAAAGTTGTTTTAGGTGCAGCTCCTTCAGATGCTAGAACACTCACAATCAGTTATAATGGGTATGAGCCTGTTGATTCTAGAGATGTTGGTCTTGATCTTAGATATAATGTACTACAAACAGTTGTAAATGGTTCTGTAGTTAAAGAGTTTTCAAACGTAAAAACTGGAAATATCTATAGAATAGATGGCTATGATTTCAAAAATATGTGTTCTAAAGACATTATAGATATTATCAACAATGCTCCATATAATCTAGATAAATTTGTATCTATTACAGATGTCAATAGTGACATATCCTATTCTATAAGTAACATTACTATTACAAACTCATATATCTCTTTTGAGTCTGATGATGTTATTCCAGAGAATGTGAAGATATACGTAGCCAATAGTAATCTAGGAAAATTAGTTGAAGGTATTTATAGACTATTCTACTCACACAATCATGGCTCTGATGGGGGTAAACTTGTATCACATTCAGACTTAGTTGGTCTGTTCAATAATAATAGTGATATCAAATACTCTGTCACTAACAAAGAAAACTACGATCACCCTCAATATATAAACCGAGAAGGCTATATTGAAGATCCTTCTGTTTACAATAATGCTTTGTTAGGTGATTTATTAGTAGCTTCTTCAGATCCTTCTAATTTTTACAATAACCTTAGTAAAGACAGTTTTAAATTAGTCTTTGGTGAATATGCTTCTGGACACAGAATGGGATATTCAAAGAATACAGATTCGTTAGTTATTGATTCCCTTTCTAGAGATGGTGTAAAGCTTGTTTCACCTAAGAATAAAAATATTTTCTCCTTAAACGAACATAACTTTACTGATTTAAGTGATGGTATTTATTCAGGAGTTCGTTTATCTATTGTTCCAACTGATGTAGGTTCAACAGGAGAAGTAGCTGTATTTAGTATTAAAAAGGCTGAGATTGATGATATTGGAGCAGTAACCCATACAGATACAGCTGAACTCCATGTATACTCAAGCACATTCTCTATTACTAAAGTTAAAGACTCCTTAAATATTTTAGATTCGGCAGTTATTAATTTTGGTACTGATCCTAAAGTTAGGATTAAAAGTGAAGCTACTGGAATTAAAGTAGAAGATTTAACACAAAATAAGAATCAACAATTTTATGTTAATCTCCCTTTAATTACTTCTCAGATCACAGCTGATCATATTGATGCTAAAGAAATTCATATAACTGATACTCAAACATTAGTATTAGGTAATAAAAACCACACAGAGGATTTAGATAAGCAAACACTCTCTTTTAATACTACAACTAATCAAACGGTATTAAATATTAATAAGCCTTTACTATTCAAGCGTAATGGGTACGAGTCAGGTATTGCTTTTGGTCCATCTTCTAGAATATTTGCTTCCACAAGTCAAGGATTAAATACTGCTATTGAATCTGAAAAATTAGATACATATATCCAGAATAACGGTGACGTATATTTCATTGATAGTGGTTTTAATTATCAAACTGGTTCCACAAATTTACAAGCTGTAGGTAGAAGTAAAATTCATACTAATGAAGTAACTGCTAACAATTTCTCTGTTAACTATAATGAATCTGCTATAAGAGCATTTAAACTTAATGGGGACACACATAAAATCTTTGCTCAAAGAGATCCTCAAGGAAACACATCTGTACTCCTTCAAAGCTTAGGCGGTGTTAATGTAGTTAGTGGCTATTCAATCTCTGGATCTGACGTAACACTAAGTTATGGTGCTGTAAGAGCTTCTGAATTTAGAGTTGAAGGTAATGCTGCTGGGGCGGGTTTCTATGGAAATGTAATTATTCCAGCTGGAGATACATTAACTGTAAATGGTAATGCTATCATTAATACAGCTCTAGAGTTAAATACTAACTTAACAGTAAGAGGTGTTTCTAACTTAAATATTCTAGAAACTAACAGTGTTGATGCTAAGACTCTTTCAGCTGAGACATCCGTAACAACACCTTTGATTACAGCTCCTCTAGGTTTTGAATCTAAGTTATACATTGGTTCAGATACTATCTTTAATAACAGTGCTACATTTAAACAAGTTTGTAACTTTACATCCAACTGTGTGTTTGATACAACTATTAGTGCTAATACTGTCAATGCTGTTAACTTAAATGTAACTTCAGCAGTAACTTTTCCACAAGTAACAGCTTCAGGAGTAACAGTTACTAATAATCTTGAATTTAAGAGAATGCTTCAAACAGATAATACAATTACTTCTGAATTCGCAGGACCTCTTCAATTAAAAGCTGGGTTAATAGTAGATAGAAATTATACGATTCGTTTAGGTAGTGCAGATATCTTAACCACCAGAAATACAGCTGGTCTGCTATTAACAGAAAATGCAGTTAAATTAGGTAATAACTCTACTGTCAAAGCAACTAAGATGTTTGCTAATAAAGGTATTCCTACTGGTGGTAATTCAGATATTATTGGTGGTTATGCTTTTGAGACTAACTTAGGAAATACTGATGGTGACACAGGTTTATTCTGTACTGATAAAGGGACTTCTTCCCTTGCAGATGATTTAGTTTTCTATATTGATGGTGTTAAGAGAGGAGAAATCTCTTCGACTCCTCTAGATGTAACTGGATCTATTGAAGGAAGAGAAAAGACTTTAGTAACAGCTGAAATGATTAAGAATCAAATGGATACTTTATTAGGTACTGTACTTAGTATGGTGTATCCAGTTGGATCTATTTATGTTAATGGTTCAGATAATAGAAATCCTAGAGAAGTATTAAACTGGCCTACAAGTGTTTGGGCTAGATTTGCAGTAGGTATGACCCTAGTTGGTGCAGAAGGCTCATCTGCAAGTGAGAAAATGGCTGCTATGTGGAACAAACCTACAGATGTACCATTAAGCATTGAAGAAGAATTTGGTGAATTTAGGCATCAATTAACTGAGCCAGAGTTACCATCTATTGATGCAAGACTAAAATTAACTACTTGGGTACATGGAGATGATGCGTCAGGCTCTGGAGCTATCTTAACAGCTAATAGAAACTGGGAGAGTGGTACACAATATCCTCAAGGAGCTTCTGTAGCTATTAATGGAGAGGATAAACCTCATAATAACGTTCAACCTTCTAAAGTAGTAGCAATGTGGAGAAGAATTGGGTGAGTATAATTTTTACTAAAACTTACTCAGGATCAATTAAACGAGAGATTTCGGAAGGGCAATTTAGCCCTTCCCCTCTTCCTGAGTATTATGTCGAACAAGAGAAAACTAAAAGTATTAGAACTAACAATATTGAAGCTTTGTTTCCTAGTAAAATATTTAATGTTGTATCAAAACAGAAGAGTGTAGAAATCACTTCTAATACATTAAATATAGAAATTACAGATGTAATAATAGATGGAGTTCCTTATACTAAAAAGCTTAATACAATTCCATCAGACTTAACTAAAGTCAAAGAAGATTTTAAAGTCCTAAACGGTATATGCTATATAAATACTAGCAAAACTTACATTCAAGTAAATTCTGATATGTATGTAGTAGAACCTGTTATAGGATTATCCTCTTTTAATAGAACCTCTAATGTAGCGATTAAAAGATTAAAGGACTGTTTTAAAATTACAATCAAAACAAATAACCCAACAAATATTCATATTAAATTGAATGCCCCTTCTATTTTTTCTCCATCTTTAATTAATAATTGGTTGATATACCATGATTGTATTTATAGAATTAGTAAACCAACCTATTCATATCTCTCCTCTCATACTTTTGAGTATTACGATAAAGAAGAAATTCATGAACTCTCTAATAACATAGTTTTAAGAGATATTCCTGTAGGCCCTATCACAACAGAGACTGTAGACCGTTTTATTAAAGTCAGCTATAAGACATACAGAACTAATCTTATGATAAATACATCATTGAGTGAAAACTTATTTATAGCTGTAGAGGAAGAAGGGAATTCATCACTTGAAGTAAGAACTCAACTTTCATTACTTACTAAATATTTTATAAATTCTGTTCATACAAATAAAACAGAATTTATAAAGATTCAAGAAAATCCTTACAAAGCAAGTAAAGCTTATGAAGGAAGAGGGGAGTCAATACTATTTGTATGGGACTTAGAATCAAAATATACTAGAAGTCATAATGTTCCTATTGGTTGTGAAAGAGTATTATTAAGCTTAAACAAAATCTTTAAAAAAGAGAAAAAAACTATAGTAACTTCATCTTACCCTATATATGATTCAGTGTCTTTACAAACAAGTGATACATACACTACCATTCCATATAATGGTTCAAATTTAAATCAATTAAATAAACTACTTGTAGTAGTTAATAGCTTAGTGTAAGGATTTGACATGAGTACAATTTCAAATTATTTGAAAGACTTCCAAGATATGTATGTGGATGTAACTCCAAATCTCAGTGGATTGTCTACTAATTTAACTAAACTAGAATTAAAAGATCTTGAGAATTATCTGAATAAACTTTCTGACACTCTTGCAGAATTGAATAATCTCACTAGTAATACATCAGAAGAACTAGATAAACATTATAAAGAACTTTATAGAGTCTTTGACGAAAAGTTAGATTATATTGGGGATATGGCTGATGTTTATAACTACATTAATAGTTACTTTGATATGAAAGTTGTTAGAGATATTTCTATATTCAACCTTTCCACTAAGACTTCAGATACATGTATTTACGATCAAAATTCTAAAGGAGTTACATTAAAAAGTGTTAATAGTTTATTTAGATGTTCTAAAACGATTACAGATAACATAATTACATTCTATAATACAAATACTGCATCACACAGTGGTATTCATCTCTCTTCTCCTTTTTTAGACCTACTAGATGTAACTCAAATCACAATAAGGAAAGCAGATGGTACAGTATTAGAACTAGAAGTATCAAAAACAGATAACAAAGAATACTACATTCATCATGAAGATTTAGTATCTTCTCAAATTGTAATTCAATTTACTCCCCTCTCATCAAACCAAACTCTACTTAGCTACTTACAAACTGTAAATTTAAATTTAATTGAATACTCTTATGGTGTAGAAGGCTATCTACCTCTTTCTAATACTGAATTAGCTGCTAGTGATCTTCTATCAATTGTGGTAGACTCTATTATACCAACTAATACTTATGCTAATGTGACTTTAGGATTAGAACTATTAGATGTTAATGGGAATGTAATCGATACAGTTGATACTTCAATTCCAATCAACTCGAATATGATTTGTAAGAGACTAGATAGAATTAATTATAATGAAGTTGGTTCTTTTGAGTATTTAATTATTAAAGGAAAGAAGACTAAAAATAAGATTAGTGAGGAATACCTTAAAGCTTTAGAGATCGGAAGAGCGTCGTGTAGGGAAAGAGTG